TCACTTCTTTCCTCGCTTTCGGTATCGGTAAAGGATGGCGAGGGTCGCTGCTATACCTATTATTACACCTGCCGTCAGCCATCCAGCCCAGCTGGGTGTTGTGTCCGTCTTGGTGACTTCCTTGGTGTTGTCCTGCTGGTTCTTGGAATCTGTAGAGGAGTTCCTCGTGTTTTTGTTCTCGTTCCTCGTGGAGCTGCTCTTGGTGGTGTCTCTGACCGCAGCCGTTCCCTTCACCTTGGCTCCTGGCTTCGCCTCCAGCGTGTGGTGCAGGACTCCGTCCTTCCATGATGCGGTGGACTTGTATAGGTCTGTCTCCAGCACCGATGTGGTGTCGTGGGTGGTGCGCTCCTTGCTGGCTGCTGGTATCTCCACCTCAATGGGTACCAGCCTCTCGGTGACCTTGGTAGTGTCGTGGGTCTCGGTGATGGTGCTGTCCTTCTCTCGCTCCACCTTGCTTGTCTCGATGGTGCTGGTTGTTTCTGCCGTCGCCTTCTTCTTGGTGGCGCATCCTGCGAGCAGCATTGCGATGCAAATGATGAGCAGGATGCAAAGGTTCTTCTGTCGTTCTCTTGTCATTGTCTAATCCTCGAATGTTATGCTGTTGATTCTGTTGAGCCATCCATTCTTGTGGGCTATCTGGCGTGGGTCGTTCTTGATGACCTTGTCGATGAACGCCTTTCTTGAGTTCTTGATGATATCGAAGAGCTGGCGTTGGTTCGGGTAGCCGTTCACGGCTGCGAGTGTCTGCTTGCCGACGATGCCGTCCGCTTTCACCCCGAGCAGTTGTTGGGGCTTGATGATTCCCCATTTTCCGCTCGCCCACAGCCAGTCCACCAAAATCTCGGCTACCTTTTGGTTCTTGATCTGGTCAGCCTTCCACGTGTCCCAAAAGTTCTTTTTGAGAACCTTCTTGAAGTCTTCCTCGGTGATGAGCTTCACGTCCTTCTCGTCTATCTTGCCGTCTCCGTTCTTGTCATACCCTACGGTGCGCCAGGTGGCGATGGTGATTCCGTACTTGGTGGCTCCACCTCGGTCTATCTTGCTGTTTGTGTACTTTGCGCCTCCCTCCCATTTGAGGACGAAAGGCTCGAACTTCTTAACGTCTGCCATTGCTTATGTCTCCTCTTGCTTGTTTGAATTGTTGTTGTTTGTCTCGTTTCGTTCCCCGAATGCTTTTGTGATTCCTGCCGTGGCGAACAGGGAACCTATCGCCCCGATGACCGCTGCCAGCCCCATCAAGTCCGTGTGGATGGTGTTCGTTGTCAGCACCTCGTAAAGCAGGACGAATCCCACCACCAGCAGCAGGAGGCATCCGATGATGGTGACGCTCACCAAAAAGAACGCCTTGCTGGATGCTCCGCTGTTGGTTTGTATGAGCTTCGCTAAATATTGGCTTGCTCTCATTTCTTTATTCCCTCCTGGTATTCTCTCTCGACCTGTTTCCTCTCCCTCGGTGGGTCTCGGTTGACGCATCCGTTGCGGACGCATCGGTTCCAGTTTGCCTCCTGGAGTTGTAGCCTCAGTTCCATGTTCTCGTCCTTCAGCTTGTCCTCGGTGGCTCGGTGCTGGTTTAGCACGTCGTAGAGGCTGTCTATCTTCTCGTTCTTTGCCTTCAGCTCGCTGTCCTTCTTCTCGCAGAGGTCTTTCCAACCGCTTGCGTATTGGGCGGTTGCCTTCGCTTCCTCCTGCGATGCCTTCGCTGCCTCGGTTCGCTTCTTGCTGTCGTAGAACATGAAGAATCCGAGAATGGTTACGAGTCCTGTGGCTATTGCCTGTAGGATGTCTGCGCTCATGGCTGTCCCTCCTGCTTGCCCTTCTCTATCATCGACTTGATGCCGTCCATGACCGCTGGGCTGCAAAGCTCGGAGCAAACACCGATGAGCTGCACTTCCTTGTCATCGTACTCCTCCTCTCCCTTGCTGTTGTAAATCTTCAAGGCGAGGGCGTGGCAGGCGATGCCTTGCCCCTGGGTGTAGATTGCGTCCGCAAACCCTTCCTTGATGTTCATAATTGTCGCCTTTGTCTTTGCGAGGTTGGCGAATACCTCGACCTTCTCAAAGTTGATTTTCATTGTTTTTATCTCCTTTTTCGTTATTGCGCTGTTCCTGCTGAAACTATCCACATTCCGCTTTGCAATACCGCTGAACCATTGACAAGGTTCCATCTCGGTATGTATGTAAGTGTAATGCTGTCGTATCCCATCAACCTGTCTGTCGAATTGTTAAAACTGCTTATTGTGTAGTTGTTTCCATGCCAATGAATAAAGGTTTCTTTCCTGCTTCCATTTTTGTCGTAGCAGTATCCTGGCTTAATGAAGAAGGAGTAGTAACCTCTGTACATTGCGGAAACGCACAAAGTGACTTGGTGTCCCTCGTCATACCAGTTCATGTCTGGCAGGATGAATGTCATTTCCGAAAATTTCTCATTGTGAATTGCTACAATTCCTTCATCTCGCAGGACTTTGTAGTTGTCGGTAGTTACGACATTGGTTTTTATTGCCATGCCTTCTATGCATCCTCCTAAGATGGAGAGGGCGATATTTCTGTCTGCGTTCTTGGCTGACAAAATCATGGCATAGTTTTGTCCCATGTTGTCGTATTTGAACCAATTGTTTTTGTTCTCGTTCTGGAATCTTGCCACGGCTCTTAGACTGCTTGAAGCAGGGAGGAGGTTTCCACCGATTCCTGCAAAGGCTCCAGCGTTGTCGTTTCGCAAGATGATGTATGCGTCATCGCTGAAGTTCTTCTCGTTGGTTAGTCCGTTACCGCTAATGGTGAAGCCTCCGATTGTTCCGCTGTTTATGGATACGTTGTTGAAGATTCCGCTCGTTGCGTTTATCTTGCCGGTGATGCTTGCCTCCGTTGCCTCCAGCTGTCCTCCGTACTTGACCTTGAACTTGGCTGCTGCTGCGGTCGCTCCACCTATCCACAAAGGGTATCCGTTGGTCTCGTCCTCGACCCCTCCAAAGCATCCCTGCACCTGCTGCTTGCTGTTGGTGATCAGGATGCGGTTTGTCTGTGCAAATCTGAGGACTGCGTTCTTGGCTATGATGAGTGGCGTGTAAATCGGTCGCATCTGGTTCAGCTTCAGCCATTCGTTGCAGTCCGCTCCGTTCGGTGCGTTGGCTGCGGTGGAGGTGTGGGTGACTCGGCATTGGTACATCGAGAAGTTGCCTGTGGTGTTGTCGGTGACCGTGACGATGTCGAGGTATCGGATTCCTCCTGTTAGGCTCTCGTCGTTGTGATACTCGGTTCCTGCGCTCCACTCGCTGGTTCTTACGATGAGTCCAGGGATACCTCGGAGGTCATCGATGCCGTCGATGAATCCTGTTGCGAACATTCCGCTCTCCAGCTTCGGCATGCAAATCCACGCCTCTCTGTAGCCTTCCTCGTTAATGGCTGGCATTAATCTGAACAGGCAGTTCTGTTCCTCTGTGGTGAGGTTCTGCTTTGTCTTGAACGTCACGCTGTGTCGAGTCCACTCGTCCGTCAGCTTCCATGAGTAGCCGAGGTCGCTTGGCGTTGTTACCTCGATTCCGTCCACAATCATCTTGGTGCTTGTGTCCACTGCTGTCGGGTAGATGTAGGTGACCAAGTCCACCTGGTCGGTAATCTCGTACTGCTGGACGGTCACCTTGCCAGTCCTTGGCTCGGTGTTGTCGTATTGGTAGCTCGATATGCGGTAGGCTCCTGTCTTCTGTGGGGTGAAGGTCATGCTCATTGCTGTTACCGATGTGCTCTTGGTTGCGCATGAGTTCCCTTCGCTCCAATCGGTTGCGTAGATGTATGTGCGCAGTTCCTTTCCGTTGACTACGGCAGTGCTGTCGCATTTGCCGATTACCCTTATGGTGTATGTCCTGCCTGCAATGAGGTAGAGTTCCTTGGTTGCGAATCCGTAGTTGCTGCTCGTCTCGTTTATGACAATAGGCTTTGTTCTTCCCTTCGCCCAAAAACTCAGCGTGTACCATTGCCCTGCTGCCAGCTTTTGAATGCCTCCTGCTGGGTGGTGTACCTTCTGACGGAGCATCTCCTTGCAGGTGATGGTGACTCCTGTCGCCTTGCAGGTGTCGTGGTATGAGTTGCGTCCGTCCTTCTTGTTGCTGGTGTCAATGCTACCCAGATCCTGCGGTGCAGTCTTTCCGCTGAGTGGCTGGTATTGGCTCTTGACGTTCCACGCTTCCATGTTGTCTGCGTCAGTGAAGCTGGCGTTCTCCAGGATGTTGCCATTATCTCCGCTGTGGTATGTTGTGACGAGCTCTGGTGTGGAGTAGGTGGTACCGCTCTTGGTGTAGATGGTTCTCACGCATTTCCAAACGTACGGCTTTTGGTCGCTTGGCGTTGGAAATGTGGTGCTCCATCCGCTCACCGAGCTGTATGATGCCACGCTCTTCTTGTCGGTTGCGATGAAGTACGATGTCTGCGAGCTGATGCCGTTGCCATCGTCTCCTGGGTTTCCGTCCTTGCCGTCCGCTCCGTCTTTACCAAAGTAGCTAACGCACAAAGGTGTGGTGTATGTGACTGTTCCGTTCTTCCATTCCATTCTGTTGCGTGTCCACAGCCATAGCTCCTTGGTTGGCGTGTAGGTGGTTCCCCATCCGCTCGTTGGCGCAGTGGTTGGGCTGCTGCCCACGGCATATTGCTCGGTGATGGTTATGAAGTCCTTGCTCGCACCGATGCATTGCTTGCCTGTGTACTTGCTCGTTCCGTCCGTGAGGACAATCTTGGTGCAGCTCCATACGTAGGTGTTCTCCTTCATTGCGAGCTGGGTGAATGTGGTTACCCATCCTGCGGTGTCCGATGGCTCGCTGGTGTTGCTTGCCGAAAGGACAAAGACCACGTCAGCCGACTTGATTCCTGTTCCGTCCTTGCCTGGGTCTCCATCCTTGCCGTCCGCTCCGTCCGAAGGAGCCCACCTGCAGGTGAACGCTCCCTTGAATATTCGTTTCTTCTGCATGGTGGGTCTCTTGTTTTAAGTGAATAAGTTGTCGATGATGGCGTGGGCGCAGTTGGCGCACAATGCTCGGTATTCCGAGAAGTCCTTGTAGTTGGCGAGGTCTTGGCTCTCTTCCTCGGTCAGTTCCACTCCGTCCACCTTCTTCAGCAATGCGTCGATGGTATTGAATGCCAGGGCGTGCTCTTCCTTCTGTGGGTATGCCGCCTCCACGAGCTGGCTCTTGATGTGGGCGTAGTCCATGATGCCGTCGGTCTGAATGACAAAGCCGCTGAATCCCTCGATGGTGGTCTTCTCTTCCTTGCCCTTAGCCTTGTCGGTGTCCTGGCTGGCGTTGTCGGTCTTCTCCTGGGTGTCCGCTGTGAAGTCCATGTAGGCGATGCGTGTCTTTCGGTCGTACACCTCTGGCTTCTGCTCCATGAACGTTCTTCTGATGTTTCCGTACTGCTGTTTCATTTTTCTGCCTCCTACTTTGTTTGGTTGTTAAACATGGTGAGGTCTACGACCTCGTTGTTGTCGGTGTATATCAGCTTGCCGTCGTTCTGCTTGGCGACAGGTCTGCCATCTATTGTGAGAATCTTGACCTGGCTGAACTCGAAGTGCGAGCCTCCCTTGTCAATGACCACAGTCTTGAAGCTCGTCACGTGGTTGGTGTCGAAAGCGTCGATGAGCTGCTTCATCGATGGGCTGTTCACGATGAGTTTCTGCTTGCTTCCGTAGAAGACAATCTCCACTGCGTATCGTCCTGCCCCGTAGCTCGTCTGCACGTCCTTCACCCAATCGATGACCTCTATCTCCTTGTTGAGGATGAGTGCCGTCGTAATCTTTGGAGAGTCGATGATTCGCTTTCCGTTCTTGTCCTTCTTCTCTGGCATCTTGATGCCGAGGTCTTGTAAGTTGATTCCTGTTTCCATCTTATAAAGTCTTTTGCAATGTCTGTTTCCCCATTTTATCATGCCCCATGCTGCTGCGTCTATCTCACGGAGTCTTCGCTTGTTCGTGACCTTCGCTCTTCTCTTGAGCCAGCTCACCTTGTCGCTTTTCCTCCAAAACATGTTACCTCCCTCGTAGGAAACGAAACCGAGGAAATCCAAGCCCTCGCTTATCGGGCGAATCTTTGGCTCGTGTGCCTCGAATCCCAGATCCTTCAAGAATGCTATCGCTCTCTTCATCTTCCATTTCACCTCTCCCTTCGTCTTTCCGAATATGACGAAATCATCGAGGTATCGGATATAAAGGTGCGCCTTCGCCTCCTCCTTCATGAACCTGTCGAATGTCATCAGCGAAATGTTGCCGCTGTCCTGGCTGGGTCTTATGCCCAGCGGTATGCCCTTTCCATCTGGGGCGAACCTCTCGAACGGCTCCATGTATGCGTCGATGAACTCCTTGTCCTTGAATAGGTGCTCCATGTTCCTTCTGAGCAGTTGGTGCAGGATGTTGGCGTAATAATGGCAAATGTCGCCCTGTGCGTACCATAGGCATCCGTTCCCTTGCTCTCGCAGCCATCTTTTGACTTGAAGCGCAGCCGCTATCTGTCCGTAGCCAATCCTTGACGCATAAGTGTGCGAGATTAATGTGCGCTCTATTCTGTCGTGGCTTACTAAGACCAGGCTTTGGTGCTCGATGTGGTTCGGGTGAAAGTTGAGCTTGCTGATGTCTCGCTCCTTCTTTCCGTTCTTCAGCGTCATGTGCTTGTATTCGTCCGTGCGCATCTTCCTGTCATGGATGATGCCCTGGACTTCCACGAGGTCTTTGAGCCATTGCTTCCTGTGCTTCTTGACTCCGTAGTTCTTCTTGCGTCTGGTCGATACCCTGTCGGATTCCTTCAAGGTCTCCCATTGCCACATGTCATCATATATGTATCCTTGTCTTTTCGGCATTGTCTTTCGTCTTTATCAAGTCGTTGCTCGTATCTGTTCTCGTTGGGCTTGCTTCTCTCTGTGCAGAGCTTTCAACTTCCGACCATCCTCGGTTCGGATTTACTAACACCACGGGCAGGTCGCTGGGCGTTGCCTGCGCAAGTTCGATTTGTTTCGGCTCATCACTGGCTGTACTTATGCACCAGCTGCCGAGGCTCAGAAAAGGCGGACACTTTCCCATGACGCAGTACTCATGTCCTTATTTGTTTTTCGTTTCCGTCTCCGAAAACGTAGAAGTAATTCGAGCCGAGATGTTCGCATTCGCATTCGACCAGGCGTTGTTCGAGTTCGCATAAGCGAGACCGCAATTCGCACCGTTGTTCGAGTTGCCGCCACCAATCCACAGCTGTCCTTTTCCTTTGCCTACCTCGCCACGAGCTTGGGCGAGGGGTTTCTTTATTCTGGGGCATCATTGGCGGGTGGGGGAAATCCCCCACGCCCCCTTTGAAGTTACCTTTTCTTGTTTGTTTTTTTTGTTTGTTCTCTCGTTTTGTTCCTTGTCTTAACTTGCAAGGAGTCTTTTCAGTTCGGCTGATGTCACTTCCGTAAGGTCACCATGAAAATCAAGCCGAGCCGAGAAGCTCGCATTCGCAAGCGACCAGGCGAAGTTCGAGTACGCAGAAGCGAGACCGCAAAACGCACCGTAGTACGAGTGGCCGCCACCAATCCACAGCTGTCCACTTGCATTGTACCAGTAGTGGTCTCCGTAGGTGATGCCTGTATGCTGCTTGGTAGGCACGTAGCTCATGTGCTGCGCTCCCTTGGTGGTGATAAGGGTGATGTCGGCATCGCTTGAACCTTCGGCTGCGAGTCTTGTCATCTTGGTGTGCTTGACCGCAGCAAAGCTGTCCGCTGTCGGTGTTCCTGTAGGCAAGAAGTTGCCGTCCCATTGGTAAACGTCGGTACCTACGCTGCATAGGTGTCCGTCCATTTCCCAATATTGCCCATATGGGTTTTCCCATACTCCCACGTTCACGCTGTGGCAGGCGTAGTTGTCTGCGTCCTTGACCACCACCTTTCCGTCGCTGTATCCAAGAGCGAGGCAGGCTCCTGTCTTGATGTTTCTCTGTCTTGCGAATCCGTCACCCAATGTTGAAGATGCGCTCTTCTCTGTTCCGTCCAAACCGCAGCCGAAAATCTTTGTACCATCGGATGCCGCCAAGTTTTGAATGTCTCTGTATCCGTACTTGCCCATCATGTACTGAAGGAGGAAGTTGCGGAATGGCTCGCCTGCAAGTCCATGGTTCTTGCTTCGTGCTTGTGCGTAGTTGAAGAATTGGTTGATGTTGCTGCCTCCGCTTGGTACCACAAATGGTATGCTTCGCATCTGTCCGTTCTGAATCACGCATTTGAACATGCCTGCTGGTATGTTCTGCGTAAACCAGCCACCTGGCAGTGGCGTGAGCGATATGTGGTGTCGGATATGCTTCACTCCGCTGATGGTTACCTCTTGCAGGTAGTTCCAATAACCGCCTTCAAGCATTCCGAACCAGTCTGCGTTCTTGTATGCGTCCACCACGGCTCCGTTCTTCACCACTTGGTCTCCGTCCGCAGTGTATCGGTGGTCGGCTGGGTTGAGTTTCGTGAAGTGTCCGTCCTGCGTCATCAATATGGCGCAAATCTTCGAGAGCCAAATCTGTCGCATGAGGCTGCTGCCTCCTGTCTCGCAGTATGCAGAGCCCTTGCTTGCTGCGGTGTTCTCCTCGATGTAGAATGCGTTCTCGTCCAGGAACTGCTGCTGGTTCTCCTCCATCATGGCTCTGAGGTTGTCGAGTGTGATGCGCTTAAGCGTTCCCCCTGCCATCACGAAGATGTAATCTGAATTGCTCAGTGTCGTGGCGATTGTCGCCTGTGTAATTTTTTGATAACTCATTTTCTGTCTCCTTCTTTATGATAACGCTGCCGAAACCTCGACAGCCACGTCTGAAAAATAACTCTTGTCGGTGTTGTTTGCGTCTGGCGTGCATTTCGCCATTTCCGCTGTAAGCGTTACGTTCGCTCCTGTTCCGCTGTAGGTCTTTGCGTTGAGTGCGTTGTAAACGTCCCACGTCCAGGTGGTGCTGCCTGTGTATGCTGTGCCGTTCTGTTTCAGCTTCAGTACAAACTTGGCGTTGCTGGTCTTTGATATCGCATCTGGGTTTGCTCCATCGGGTTCTGCGTCAATCGTCCACTCGTCGGCATCGTCAGTCACTCTCTGTGCGTCCACAGCCTTCACTGCCCAGGTGTCTCCTTCCTTGTGCAGGAGCTTAACGCTGAATACTGAGCTGCCATCCACATCATCCCTCGTCACTTTCAGCGTCTTTCCGTTCTGTCCGTCTATGAGGACGAAATCCTTGTACCACTCCAGCTTCCAATTTGCGGCAAACTCGGAGTCTGAAATCGGCTTAACTCCGTAGAGGTAGGTTGCCGTGAGGGTGGTGCTTGTGGTTGTTGCGTTCAGCGTGCTGCAAGCCGTGGTGATGTTGATTGAGTAGCTGTCCGCTCCTGCCTGCTGGATGAGGATATCTTCTGTTCCTGCTATGGTGTCTCTCACGTTGTTGCTGATGTAGCTGACCTCGTAGCCGATGATCTGGTTGGAGACGATGGTGGTGCTGGCGATGTTGTCAATCACTCGGAGGTAGCAGAATCCGTCTGTCTCCTTCTTTGCAAACTTTCCGTCAGTGGATAGGTTCCAGCCTGCGTAGTTTCCTGTTGTGGCAGGACTTGCGTTGAATGCAAGCTGCGTCCCTCGGTATGTCCACTTGATGTCGGTTATCGTCACTGGGTTGCCGACTGCGCTCTTGATTCCTATCTTGAGTGCTGGCTGCTCGTAGATGCTTGTCTTCCAATCAACGGACAGACCTCCGTTTGTCGGATCGATTGCCTGGAAGAGCGAGCCTCCGCTTTCCGTGCCGTTCTTGTCAAATTTCACGATGGTCTTTTCGACGTAGATTTGGTCGCCTGTTCTGATGAAGCGCACCGTGAACGCTCCCTTAATTTTGTTTGCCATTCCTTATTCGTCCCATTTTTGAAGTTCAACCTTGAATTGCTCCAGGTCTTGGAGCTTGCCTCCGAGCAGCGTTGCCGCTGTCTCTGGGTTCTTGTCCACCTTCAGCAATTCATTCTCGTTCACTGCCATCTTCGAGCCTGTGTTGTTCGTTCGATGGTATTTGGCTTTCAGCCCCTTGGCTTCTGCCTTCTCTGTCTCGACTATTGCGTATCTCATTCTATATGATATAAATGTTGCCGTTCTCGTCGGTGAGGATGCTGCTCTCATCCTCGGTTGTCATGATTGCAGCCACGTCTCGTTCCTCGATGTCCATGCCCACGTCGAACCAGCAAAGGTTCTTCTCGTAGCCAATGCCGAGGGAGTCCACGCTGCATTCTATGCTCTGACCTTCCTGTCTCTCGATTTTCTCTGCGAACTTGTAGCTTTTGGATACCGAGTCATAAACTCTTGCCTGCGTCCACCATCTGATGCTGTAGTAGAGCTCTGGGTATTGGATGGGTTGCGAGCCTGTGGCAAAGATGCCGTAGTTGAAGTAACGCTGCTGTCCTTGCACGATGTCGTTTCCTCTCGCCACGTCGTGCTGGGTGAGGATGCTCATGTCCCTTTGTAGGCTGATTCCGCAGCTTGTCTTAACGTTGCCGCTTGCGTCCACAAACTGAACCTCGAACTCCTGACTCCATGTGAATCGCAAGTCGAAGGCGATGTTCGGGAATGCTATGGACTTGATTTCTGGGTGCTGGAGCGTTCCTGCCGTGAGGGCTGTGCTCTTGCCTCGTTCCACAAGGCGCATTGTCAGTCCTGTTGGCAGGGTGGTGATGGTTGCGTCTCCTTGCGTGAGCGTCACGCTGACCGAGCGTTCGTAGCTCTTGCCGTTGATGAACTTGTCCCTTTGCCCTGCCTTTTCGATACCCTCAGCGACCAGGTATTCATAAAGGAGCAGCTCGTCCTTCAGTGGGTCGTAGGTGATTTGCTCGCAGTCCACGGAGCAGGCTATCTTGTTGCCTCCCTTGTCCGTGGTGGTGAGTGCCATTCCGCTGGCTTCCACGTTGTAGTTGGTTCCTGTTCTGAAATCGTTGAACTTTCCTCTGTAGGAAAGAGTCGCAACTTCACCAGGGATGATGTTGCGCATAATCTTCAAGCTGCCGTTGTCCTCGGTTGCGTCCTTGATGATATCGTAGTCAGTTCCCTGCTTCCAAGCCTTGGCGATTGGCGTGCCGTTCACAAACCACTCGTGCTGGTCGCTCGCCAGGTTGTGGTTGTTGATTCCCGATGTGTAGATGCCGTCGGGGTCATTGACCGTGGTCTGCGGTCTGATGATTGTCGGTGTAATCCCTCGGTCTGGCTCGAACTGGTTCAGAGCGGTGTTGGCTGTCTGTGCCGTTGGCGAGTCAGCCGTGATGCAGACCAACTCGCAGGTTATTGCCAATGGCGAGAAGTCGAGCCTCGTGTGCTTTCGCTCCGATTGGAATGTCCTTTTCTTTGTTGCCATTCTCGTTCTCCTATTGCTTTTAAAGTTAATATTCTATCGGCTCCGTTATCGGGGCTTCCTTTCCATCGTCTGCCGTGACGTAGAACAGGGTGCTGATTCCGCTGTGGCTCTCGCTTATGTGGAGGTCTGCAAACGAAATCTGGAACGAGGAGCCGCAGTTGGCGTGCTCTGGCATTGCGTTCCAGACCGCATCCGATGCGGTATCCCCTGTGTCTCGCTCCACCTTGAATGTATATTCGCTGGTGTGGTCTTGCATGTATCCGTCCAGGATCTGGATTGTGACGGTCTCCGTCTCGTCAGCAGCCATCCGTCCGTCCAGGCTCTGGTCGATGTACATTCGCCTTCCCATCTGCTCGAACTGCTGGATGGTTCCGCTCATGTATATGTTGTTGAGGTATGCGGAGTACCCTTTCATGTTGAGTCCGAAAATGGATAGGTTCGTCAAGTCTCCGAATTGGGCGGCTACCATTTCCTTCGTGAACTCCCAGTTGTTCACGCCAGCAAGGTATCGCTCGTATGTCAGCGTGCTGTATCGGCTCTTCTGCCTTGTCTCGTCGCTGAAGTTGCCGTATGCGACAAAGTGCATCGCATCGTGTGGGTGGTGTTGGCTATGCCATGTGTCGCTCTTCGGTCTCAATGCGTAGCGCACCCTGCTGTTGTGCTGGGTGTCGATGATTTCCGTGATTCGGAAGTATGCGGTGTAGAACCCTGCAAACTTGAAGTTGCCTATGCCATCGTCGTAGTCATCGCTCTCGTTGTCCTCGATGTTCATTCCCTCATGCCATATACCTTGGCAAATGTCATCAACAGCAATCTTGCCTATTTCTCCGTCCTGGAGGTGGAGGACGATGGTTCCTGTCGTTAGCTGGTTCCCATCGCTGTCAGTGTCGGGTATGACCTCCTTGATGATTCCACCGCCTGCTGCCCTCCATCGGTTGCCTATCTGAATGGTTACTCTGTTGCATCTATATTCGGGTGTCTCGATGAACTCTCGAATCGTGAGGCTGTTCAACTCTGCGTTGCCCATTCCGTCGATGCTGGCTCCCTTTCCGAATTGTCCGCTGATGAAGTCACCGATTGTGATGCCCTTGCTGAATTGGATGAGCTGCCTTGCGCTGTCCTCGAAGACCTTGCTCAGCTTTGTGTCCATCCTTTTCTCCAAGAACTCCATCTTGTTTTGAAGTTCGGTTATCAGCTTGTCGTAGGCAGGAATGTTGCCCTGGGCGGTGGTGTTCTGCAGTTGGCTATTGTAATAGACCACCTCGCTTACCGTGCTTGCCAGGCTATCGCTGTTGCTGTATGCCTTGCTCTCACCGATGGTGTATGTCCCTTGGTTGAGGTCTTCGAGGTCAAGTTCCCATCCGATGATGCGGCTCTGTCTTGCTTTGTCATCGGTGTCGAAGTATTCGGGTGCGACGAGTTTCACCTTGCTTCCGTAGGTCAGTTCGATTTGCTTGCGCTTGAAGTCCACGGGGTTCGTGGTTCCCTCGTATGTTCCGCTGTCCACCTTCATCTTCTTCATGTCCTTCTCAGCCTTAGCCTTCAATTCCATTTCCGCTGCCTCCACCAATTTGTCATCAATGAAGGTAATGTCCATGTTGTACATGTAGAGCTTGTCCCCGACCGCTGGCTTCATGGTGTCGTTCGGCAGTTCCAGCGTGTAGGTGTCGTTCCTCGTAATCTCGAAGAGTTGCTTGTCATCCACGTCCGCATCAGGGTTGAAGTGTACCTCGAAGTCCATTCCGTTCAGCTTTCCACTCTCGAAGTGGATGCTCAGTGGCTTGTTCTGTTCCTGCGTCTCGTATATGCTGTCGAAAACGAAGGGAGAGCCATCTGGGAGCTTCGCCTTGAATCGGTAGGCAGTCCAATAGGTGACGTTTCCTGTGTCGGTGTCTGTTGTCTTGGCTGGTATCTCCGTCACCTCCGTTATGGTGAGCAGTGCCCTTGGATAGATGTCCTCGTATGTCTTGACGATATCTGTCACTTCGTCTGGGTCGAGGTTCGGGTCGCTGTCGATGTATGGTGTTCCTATCGGTAACTGGAGGATGGTGTCTGCCACTCCTTGTATCGCCACGTCTGCCTGTCCGTCTATCGGCTCTGTATAGAGCTTGTTGACGTATGCCATTGCGAGGTGGGCGAGTGTGACCTGCTGGCTTGTACCTGCGAGTTGCTTCTTCTCGTCCGTCAGTCCGTAGCAGTCCCTTCCTTCGTTGATGTTCTTGTCTCCGTCAGCCACTATGCCGATGAACTCTATTCCAGCCTCGGTCTTGTCTGCCAGCGTGATGGTGGTGTGCTTGGTTATAGCCTTCTTCTGTAGTTGCAAGTCTTTGAACGAGAAAATCGGGCGGTAGTCTCGCTCAACTCTGACCATGGTGGTCTTGCTTGCGTCCGTCTGCCCTCCTGTCTCGTCCCCGATGATGAACTGCACGCCTGTTCCGTTTTGGAATCCGATTGCGTCCACCATGCTGTCCACCTCTATCTCGAAGACTGGGCTGTTCCAGGAGACGGTCTGTCCTGCGGCTGGGTTTGTGTAGCTTCCGCTCACCACCTTGAATGTGTATGTCTTCTCAGCGTACTTGCTGTAGCTGGTTATCTTGATGCGGTTCTTCTCGCTGTAGAAAGTCTTCGGCTTGTTTGTTGTGAATCGCACCTTGGTGGAGTAGAGCTTGTGGAATCCGTCTATCGTGAATGGGTTCTTCAGCTTGCGCCTGTAGTTCTGGTTGAGGTTACGGCTGGAGCCAAATGCGTAGAGCCTGGTTCCGTGCTGCTCGCTGTCCTCGCTTCGACTCAGTCCGTTCAGCTCCTTGTGCTGCTCCAGCGTTATGATCAGGTCGCCTTGCTCGCATCTTCCGAAATGGATTTCATTCTTGTCTATCCACCATTCGGTGTCGAAAGCCTCGGCTATCTTGTCAAGTGCCGAGAGCAGGGTGGTGCTGTCGTAGTCTATGAGCTTTGCGTCGTTCCTCTTCTCCACGTCATCGTGGATGAATACGATGTACTCCTTGCCTCCGTAAGTGTAGCCAATTTTTGAGAGGTTGTCGGTGAGAATGCTGGCTTGCGCCTCCAGCGTGTCGGTGTTGCTCCATTTGGCTTGCATTCCGTTCACGCTGCCTATCCTAAAGAAGATGATGCGGTTCTTGAACTTGTACCAGGGTCTGTCAAGTCGCAGTTCATAATCGTAGCCTGCGTCCTTGCTCGATGCAGTTGGCTTTGGCAAGTCCACCACCTCGAAGCGACCGAGTCCCTCGATGTTGGTGTAGTATCCCTTTCGGAGCGAAAGGACGGAGGAGGTGGAGAAGTTCACGCTGATGTACTCCTCCTCCTGCTTCTTCCATGCGTAGGTGCTTCCGCTCCCGACTGGTATGGTGTATGCCTTGGCTTGCGCCCTGTTATAAATCTGTATCTTCATAATTGTCGGTATCCTCCTTGCCCCTGTTGGCTGGGTTCGGCTCGTTCAGTAACAGGCTGAATGTCGCCATTCCCTTGAAGTATGACTTGAATTGCTTACAGTTCTTATAGTCGCATCGGTACACCACGTCTGGCTCGAACTTGGTGCGTATGTTGATGCGCCTCTTCTTTAGCTCCTTCTTGAACGATATCAGCCTCTGCATCATTTCGTCTCGGCTCTGTGCGTAAAGCTGGACGAATAGTGTCATGTCCCTCTCGTCCACCTTTGGTGCTTGCTCCTTGATGACCTGCTTTCCGTTCTCGGTGGTCGCCTTGTTGCTGACCGCATCTTTCAGTGGCTCTGGCTCGATGAGCGTGCAAAGCGAGGAGTCGCTTAGGCAAATGCCCCACATTCCGAATGCGTCCATGTCGTTGATGAATAATTCCCCGATTCTGTTCATTTGTCGCTTCTCCTATTAAAGGTGTTCGGTGTTCTTTCTTATCTTTTCAAGCTTTTGGTTCATCGCAGGCAGCTCGCTGGTGTATCGCTCTATCTTCTCCAAGTGTCCGACCGCCTGCACCTGCATCTCCATCATGTCGTCCATGTTGGTTCTGATTGCCGATGCGCTCAGTGCGATGCTTGCGTTGTTCATCGCCTGCTGCTGGATGGCTTCCGAAATGGTGGTAACTCCAACCTGTATGCTGGTGAGCCTTCCGTTCATTTCCTCGCCCTGGTCTTGCGTCATTCCACTGAGGCTTGCGCTGGTGCTGCTTTGGTTGTAGTCTTCCGATGGGTCGATTCCAGCCGCTGCGTACATGTTGTCCCTCTGCTGCTCTCCCTTGCGGTAGGTTTCCTCGTATTTTTTCTGCAAGGCGTTCTTCTCGGTTTGGTCGAGTGTGCCGTCAGCCATTGCGTCAGCGAATTGCTTGTACCAGTCCTGCATGTCCTGGGCGAGTGCCGTCTTGGTTATGTAGTTGAGGATTGCTTCCTCCATGTACTCCTTTACCTGCTTGGTTGCGTCCTTTAAGCCCTTGGTGGTGTCCTTCAGCAGTTCCTTCAATCCATCCTTTGCGCTGTCGAACGATAGGTTCGTGACCGCCTCATTGTAGTCGTTCTGCAAGTCGATGAGCTTCTTGTAGTACTCGATGTACTCGTCCATGTCGCTGGACACGTTCTTGTATCCTCCTGCGTTCTTGATTTTAGACCAGAGGTCGGTCGCCTCGTCAGCCACCTTCGCCATCTGCTCGCTGGTAAGGTTCCAAAAGTCACCAGCACCTCGGACGGTCACTCCTGTGATTTGGCTAATCCTCGCCCAATCGGATGCGCTCATGGAGTCGTTGATTTTCTTGTTGGCGGAGTGATGTCCACCGATGCCTGCAAATCCGTTGCTGTATGCTCCTGCTGCCGCTTTCAGAATCTGTTGCTTGTTGGACTCTGCATCCTCCAGGTTCTTCTTCGCCCTTTGGTAGGTGTCGGTTGCTTCCTGTCCTGCCTTGTCCTTCATTATCTCGGTCAGCCTGTCCACCGCAGACTCCAGATCCTTGTTGGATTGGGTGAGGTCGTTTATCGTGTCTTCAACGCTGGTGTCGGTACCGAATAGCTTGCTTCCTGTGAGGCTTCGGAAAATTCCACCGACCGCTCCGAAAACGGAGGAGAAAATGTTGCCGATGAACTTGAAGAGTCCCTGCTTCTGTATCGCATCAAGCAATGAAAGAATGGCACCGATGATGCCTCCTATCTTCGAGCCAGCTTCTCCGAATACGTTTGCGACATTGCTTGCGACACTGCCAAGTTCTGAAAGGCTCATCTCGCTGGTGCTTCCGAGCAGGGTTATTGCGTTGGAGAGGCTTATGATATTGTTTGTTGTCGTGTCGATAGACTTGTCTCGGTTCACCTTGGTGGTGTCCTTGTCCTTCTTGGCATCGTCAGCCTTCTTCTGAGCTTCATCCACTCGCTTCTTAGCCTTCTCCTTGGCTTCGTCGGATGCATCGCTGTCCTCGATGTCGCTGAACTCGGAGAGTGCGATGTTCAGTTCTTTCAAGGCATCGGTGTATCTTTGGCTCGCTTCCTCGTATGCCTTGCAGTTCTCTGCGAGGTTGCCGAATATGCCGCTTCCCTTGATGATTGCGTCATTGAGCTGCCCTATGGCGGTCTCCACGACCTTCTTGTTCTCTGGGGTGGCGTTCTTGTATTCTGTGCTTCCCTTGTAGGCGAGGAGCTTGTTTCGGGTGTCCTTTAGCTGCTGCGTTGTCTGCTTGTCGAGGTTGTTGAAGACCGAGTCCCAATCGATGGACTTCTTCAGTTCCTCAAGGTAAACGCTTTGTATGTTCTCTTCGAGGGCTTTCGTTGCCTGCTCTCGCTTGTGTTCGTAACGCTGGACGAGGTCTTTGTCTCCGAGCTTGGCTGCTTCGTCCCTCAGTTTTGTCAGCTGGGCGATATCGTCCGTGATTGCCTTTCGGGTCTTCTCTGCTTTCTCGTTCTCGTCATCGTATTTCTCGAGCAATGCCTTGATCAGGTCGTCCCTCTGTTGTGCGGTGTTGCTGTCGAGCGAGGTGCGCTTGGCTGTGATTCCAGCCTTTTCCTCGTCTGTCAGCTTTATGTTCTTCTGCTGCCCTGTGGCATAGAACCCTCGTTTCTCGTTCTTCGGGTCTGCCTCCCACAAGGTCTTTGCATGGTCTATCTTGGCTTGGAGCAATGCCTTCTCTTCCTTGTCGAGCGCATCCTGCTCCTTCTTGTAGTTGATGTCGAGCTGGGCGAGTTTCTTAGCCTCGCCTTCCTTCATCGCATCCACGATGGCTTGTGCCTGCAGTAGCTCGTTGTCGGTCTTCTGCTGGGTGCTCTGCTGCTCGTACTTGTAGTTTTCCTCTGCCTTCTTCTCGTCTGCCTTGGCTTGCTCTTTGGCGGCTTTCTCGGCTTCGGTTTGTTGCTTCTTGGCGGCTGATGTTCTCTGTTGGTGGGTGGAGACTTGTCGGGATGCCTTGTGTTCCTGCGCTTCTTTGATTAGGTCTTCTTGCGCCTTCCACTCCTTGGTTCCCTTCTTGTCATCTCCCATTTCGTCGAGTTTCGCCTGTGCGTCCTTGGCTTGTTTGTCCCAGTCGCTGGCGTTGTATGTCTTCTTGCTCTTGCCCCTGGCTGTCTTGATACCCTGGGCGGTTGTGAGCATGCTCAATATGTCGCTTTGGCTGTAGGCGTAGTTTCCGAATCCCTTCATTTTGAACGTGACGTTCTTGCCTGTTGCCTTGCCTTTCTCCAGCTGTTTGATGAGGTTGTTGAGCTGGGTGTTGTTTAGATTCTTGAATCCCTCTGCGAGCTTATTGGCTTGTTGGGTGGTGGCAGTCTTCCCAGCCTGTTGGCGGTAGCTGCGTCCCTTGCCCTGGTAGAAGCCTATCATGTCGGATAGACTCGCTGTTATTCGGCTCGTCCATCCGTTCTGCTTGTAGTAGTATTCCTTGGCTTCATCGATTTGTTTTCTTTCTTGCTCTGTGAATGGATTCTTCGTGCTGCCTATGTTTTGGAGTTGTCCCCTTCGTGCCATTTGCAGTATGGCTGCATATCGCTCGTTGAGCGACGCTTGCTGGTTGTAGCCATTTATTGTTTTCTGTCCATCTATCTCTGCGATTTCTCGCTTTAGCTTGACTATGTTTTTTAGGTGTCCCTCTTCGTCAATGTATTTTCTTATGATGGCAGGGTATCGCTGTATGAGGAGGTTCAGTGCCTTGCGTCTGTCATTTGTGGCGGTTCCGTCCTTTTGGGCGTTCTCTATGGCGGTTTCTGTTTCCTGGTTGTATTCCTCCTGTTTCTGCTTGCCTGCCTCGATTTCTTCGTTGAATGATTTCTGTGCTCTCTCGTCAGCGGTCAGTCCGTCCTGGCAGGCTACCAATGTTCCGATGAGCACTCCGAGTGCCGTGGCTGCTGCCACGTATGGGTTGGATAGCATCGTTGCGTTGAGCAAGGCTTGTGCCTTCTGCGTGAGCAGGATTTGCGCCCTTGCTGCAATCATTGTGATGCTGTGTCCTTTCTCTGCCACGGTCGCCACCATGACCGCAGCCCTGTATGTTCCGTAGGTGGTGATTAAGCCCATGATGATTTGTCCCACCTGCTTGTAGTTGGCGATGAGCTTCTGCGCTGCGTCGATGCTGTCAACGATGAAGCCTTCCTGTGCCTCGCCTATGTCGTTGAGCATGTACTGCCATGCTCCCTCCAGGTTGGAGAGCGCACCCTTCATTGTCTTGCTCTGCTGCTCCAGCATTCCGTTGAACTGACCTCCCTCGCTGGCGGCTGCGTGGAACGCATCCTGCACCATCTTGGTGCTGATGGCTCCCTTGGACATCTCGTCCTTCAGCTCACCGATGCTCTTGCCTGTCTTCTCGCTGATAACCTGCAATGGGTTGAATCCTGCGTTAATCATCTGCAGCAAGTCCTGTCCCATCAGCTTGCCTGTTGCGCTCATCTGGGAGAAGGCGAGGGTGAGGCTCTTGAACTTCTCGCTGTCGCCCATGGAGATATCACCGATTGCCTTCAAGTGCTCCATGACCTCCTGCACTGGTATGTTGAAGGCGAGCATTGTCTGCGCTCCCTGTGCGAGGTCGTTCATAATCATCGGGGTACGCAGCTCGTATTCCTTCAGTTGCTCGAATAGCTCGTTTCCCATCTGCTCGCCTGCGAGGTTCTTGAAGGAAACGTGCAGGCTCTCCATCTCGCTTCTGATGCTGATGACCTTGCTCTCGAACTCGGCTAACTTCTGAATGGAAAAGTACGCAGTAACGCCTGCGGCTATCTTCTTGAGGCTTGCGTCCATCTTCTCGGTCTCGGATTTGGTGGTGTCTCCCATCTCCTTGATTTTGTCGGTCGCTTCCTCCGTCTCGTGCCGTAGGCTCTCCGTGCTGACGCTGCCGAATGCAGAGTCTATTTTCTGTCCTATCTCGGTGGCAATCCTGCCGATGGATTGGAATTGCTGGACGACCTTCTCAGCGTCGCTCTGCAATTGTGAATCGTCTATGCCTATCGAGAATCCTTCTCTTCCGTTGTCGAAATCTGCCATTTTTTAAATGCTCCTTACGATGGTTTCTTCCTCATCGTCCTTGTCGTTGAAATTGTCGGGGTTGTTTGCGTCCTTGGACTCGTCCCATTCCTTGCCTCCTGCCTTGGTGTCCTCGTCATCGAATTGTGGGGTCGCTGCTGAGTAAAGGGTGAGGTTCGTCCAGCTGTAGTCGTATAGAACCTGTTCCGTTGTCACTCCGAGGTTCTTCGCCCAGCCTATGATGATTGCCCAGGGGCTGTCTGTTCCACTTCCTTTGTTGCCCTTAGAATGTTTGTTGCGCTTAGGGAAGTGGTAAGACCGAAAAAATCGCCCACTTGCATCTCCAGCAGCCGTTTGGTTATCGCCTCGTTCAGCGTCTGTGGGGATAGTTCCTCGAGGATTCGGTCTGCGATGTAGTCCACCTCGCTCTGTGTCTTCGCCTCTGTGATGAATCGGAACTTGCGCCAGCTCCATTTCTTGATCTGGGAAATCTTCACCCTGTGGTTCTCCCTTATGCGCTTGGCTCCGAGTACCAAGATGGCGGCTATCCTGCCCAATGCCTTGCAGTCCCTGGCGGTTCGCAGGGTCTCGTTGAGGATGCTCTTCGGGGCTTGGTTGATATCGGGCATGTTGTAGGTTTCCTCGCTGACCATCATGAGCGTGGCTGGTGTCGGTGCTGGTATCTCGTAGGTGCGTCCGTCTATCTCCAGCGATGTTGTCTTGCGCTGGAGGATGGTGTCCACCACCTGCTGTTCCAATGTCTTTTGTTCTTTGTCCATAGCTCTCTTGAATATGAAAGGGCAGGAGGGTGGCTTTGCGCTTTCCTCCTGCCCTTGGTTTGGAATATGGGATTATTTCAAAGCCTCCGTAGTCTTGAATCGGGAGTACCAGTAGTTCTGGTCTTCTCCTTTTTCATTTGGTGCCACACCTGTTGTCTTGAAGATGTTGTACGTGAGGGTGAGGGCGTTACCATTCTGTTCGTCAAGGGCTGGTGCTACCTTGATGCGGCAAAGCGGAGCCTTGATTCCTCTCGCTCCCTTGTTGTGTGGTGTAACCTTCAGACACTTGTCGCCTGGCACGATGTGGGTCTTCACCTTCTGCTCGCCATCAGCTTCCTTGTCTGCGATGCCGAGTCTCTCGTAAAGTTCAGGTGTCGGCTCGATGACGGTTGTCACGAGCTGGAGCGTGCCTTCGTTGTCTTCCTGTGCCACGACCTCCCCACCTGTAGCCTTCATCTGGAGCTGGTCTCCATCGCTGGCTGAGAGTTCGGTGCTTTGGTCTTTGATGACACCGACATCGGTGAGTTCTGTTGCAAATGCATCGTTCTCACCTGTGTCTCCAAACTCGACTTTGCACTTTCCCCATGACATGATAATCTTTCGGTTGGTGTCTGCCATGTCTTGTTTCTCCTTGTTATTTTAAATGTTTGCTAACTTAAAATGAATGCCGATGTTCAAAAAATGCTCACTCTTCCCTGGCACGGCAATCGTTGCCGTAGCTTGAAACAAATCGAAAATGTAGGCGGTGTCGGCTTCATTAAGTGTCTCGACCACCTTGTCGGTCATCTTCTCCAGCTCCATCAACCTTGCCTTGTCGGGGACGAGGCTCGTCCCTCCGTTGTCGATGTCGGGTACGTAAATATTGAGCCGTGCCCTGCCTTCCTGGATTTGCGCTGCCGTTACGTTGGAGACGGTAAGGACTGCGTCCTCGGTGTTCGCATCGAGTGGTCGCAGGTCGCTGGGGTAGAATGTCCCTGTTATCATACCTCCCATCAGTTCCTCGAGAGCTGCATACATCTCCAATTCGATTTGTGTCGTTCCTCTTGCCATAGTTAAGTTGCCTTGAATAATCGGTTGAGCATCGCCTTGATTTTGGCTTGCGCCATCTGCTCGCTTGTATCGAGAACGTCGAGGCTCATAGCTTCGACGTATTGGGCGTATGGCATTCCTGCCACCATAAGAAAAACGATGCCTTTCGTTGGTTGCTTGCTTGCCAGATCATGAAGAAAAGCCACGCCTTGCTTGGCTCCCTCCGTTCCGTCGCCCTTGTCTCCAGCCACGGCTTGCCATTCTCCCTCGTGTATAATATTGCCATTGTCGAGGATGCAGTAACCTATGGAACTGCAAAGGTTTCCTGTTTGGTTCAAGTACTTGTGTCCGCTTCTCGCCTGGGTCAGGCATTCCTCCCCGATGTAGAAAAGCTGGGCTATTAGTGCCAGTCTCCTTCGCTGTATCTCCTGGTTCATCCTGTTGCGGATGTCGTTTGCCGTGAAGTTGGGTTTTATAGGCATGGTCTTATTCTCCTCAGACGGTTATCTGCAATGCGTCCACAGCTTCGAGATAGGTGATGTCCTGCACCTCGAACTCTCCGAGGTCTGTGCCTCGGTTGTCGGTTAGCCTCACTCTTTTGGCGGTGAAGTCCTGCGGTTCGATTAGTACCTTGGCTGCAAATTGCGTGAACTTGCCGTCCTGGTATGTGCCTTGGTGGTCGCTCTTGTTCTTCGATATGTTGCAAGGGATTGGTTCTCCCTTGGTTTTGTCCACCTTCTGGGGGATGCCGTGAAGCATTCCCCCCTTGGTGGTATCGATAATGAAAAGAAAGCCATTTTGGATAATCATCAGAAATCCTCCCCGATGTAGCCGCATTGAACGTCGGTTCCTGCCTCGTCCTCTCCCAGCTCTGCGAGCAGGCTGTTCGATTTCTTGGCGAATCGTGAGCGTTCGTCCTCGCTGAACGTGTAGCTGATTCCACCCTGGGTGATGTTCGGTGCTTCGGCAAGGAAGGCGTAGGTCAGTGCCTTCGCCTTCTTGAACTCGTTGCTCGCTCTCATTTTCTTGGTGATTTCAGCCTCTGCGTCCAGCCCTGCCTCGTCGATGATGTTGTCAATCGTTGCGGCTGGTATGGGGTAGCTGCTCATTGCCTTGATTGCGTGTCTTGTCTTCATGCTGTCTCTCTGTTACGGGTTAGGCTGTCGCTGCCTCGCCATCTGCCCAGGTCTTGTTTGCCGTGTTGAGGAAAACAAGGGACTTGCGGTTGATGAGCGCAGGCTGCACGTATGCCTCTGCCAGCGTGGTCTCCGACTGAGGGTTCACCTCGCTGTATCGGGTGACCTTGAAGAAAGCTCCGTAAACCTGCAAAGCCGAGGTGTTCTGAACCATAGGTACGTTCTTGTAATAAGTCCATCCGAGCTGCTGGGTTGGCGAAAGTGTCACCACGTTCACGTTCCATGGCTTGATGGTCTCACGGCTTGCGTCCTTATGCTCGATGGTTACATAGGTGTCGAGGATGATGATGTGTGGATAGCCTCTCGATGGGTTCTCGTTGTAGGCGTTGATTTTCTCCAGCGTAATCATGTCGGCTGTAATCATCGATAGGTCGTTCACCTGTGGGTAGAGTCGCTTGGCGGTCTTCTTCTGTGCGATGAGCTGGTTGAACTTGGACTTCTCCATGAATGCATAGCGTGGCTTGGTGAGTCCCTGCTTTGCTATCATGTCTTGTGCGTTGGCGAGGTCGAGGAGTCCGTCTGCGTTCTCTTCGTCATCCCAGGTTACCGCCTCGATGGTTGTCTTGCCGTCCTTGCTCTTCTTGTTGGAGATTGATACTCCGATGAAGTTGGCTTTAGGAACATTGAAGTCGATGGTGTCCTGTGTCGCCATGTCGCCCTCAATCTTCGCTGGGAATGTCTGCACACCGCTGGATGCGATTCTCATGCAGTCCAGCTCCACCTTGTAGTCCATCGCCTTGCGGACAAAGGTCACGTCATCGTAAACCAAGTTAACGAGTTCCTGCTTCTCTTGCTGGTTCTCGGTTGCTGTGTTTGCGAGGGTCTGTGCGTCGAGGTATTCGTTAATCTCTACCTCGTCCTTGTCACGGCTGACTGCGTACTTGCTAAGTTTGCCGCTCCAGGTGCCGACCTTCTGGCGTGTCTTCTTTGGAGCCTTGGTGTTGAATGCGACTCTGTCCGCTGCCACAGGGATGCCCTCGTCTCCCTCCAAGCCCTTCAAGTCAAACTTTCGGGTGTACTTGAGTGGGAAGAGTGCAGCCCATGCGAGACCTGTTCCTGGTTGGAACTTGTTGACGGTCGCCTGCATTCCAGGTATGTCAATGTCAAATAATGGTGATTCCATTGATTCTTGTCTCCTTTTTTGTTAATGAATTAATCGAGCGTGATGCCCTTCATCAAATCCACGACCTCTGCTGCGACAGGTGCTGTCTCCTTTCGGAGGCTTGCGCCTCGAATCAGTCGAGCCTCAAAGTCGCCCTCTCCAGCCTTGACGAATGTGCCGAGGATGTATTCGGGCTTGTGGATTGGCGCAGCCGTTGCTGAGCTTCCGTCCGCTGCCTCGGCTGCTTGGAAGAGGACGGTGTCCTGGGCGATAGCCACGCCCAAGGTGACGGTCACCACGTCATAGTCCTGGCTGGTTTCGGTGTCCACCTTGGTGCAGGCGACACCTACCTTGCCATGGGCGATAACGTCTCCTTTCTTGATACCACTGCCCTTGGCTATCTTGATAGTGGTGTCAGCTGTCTTTACCTCTGTAATGAGGCGGTATCCCTTGATTGGGACAAAGAGTCCGCTTGCGTCCTGTCCCATTGCGAGACCCTTGTGCAAGTCGAACTCAGGGTTCTTGACGAGACCGCCTCCAGGCTTCTCCGTGACGATGGTCTCGAAGACGATAGGATCAGGTCGGTCTGCGTCCGTGTGCTTGAACATGCGGTTCATTGCTTTTTCCCTTTAAATGGTTAAACTTTGCTACTGCGCAGGAGGTGCTGGTGTCGCTGGTGCGCCCTGGGTGAGTCCGATGATGACTGGCGATGCTGCCTGCTGCTCTCTCACTGCCTCTGCGTTGAGGTATGCGGTAACGGCTGGGTCGGCTTGCTCGCCTGACTTGCGTCGGGTACCACCGAGCGGTGGTGTGTTGGTTGCACCTGCTGCCTTCTCCGTCTTGATGTCATCCTCGATGAACGGCTTCTGGCTGTCGAGCCATCCGTTGAAGTCCTCATCGTCCTTGAATGACAGGCGGTCGTAGTTGCGCATGTAGCGTTCCTTCAATTTGTCGGATGCCCCTTCAAACAAAGCCTCGAACTGCTGCTTACGCTGATTGCCGAGCTTCTCGGACTTGAATCCGTTGAGCTCGTTGCGCAGCTGCTCGTTGTCTGCCTTAATCTCTTTGAGCATCTTCATCACCTCGCTGTCTTCCCCTCCTGTTGGCTGGTTTGTCGAGCTTGGTGTGGTCTTTGGTGCTGGTTCGTCGGTAGGCTTGCCGTCCTTCAACTTGTACTTTTTCTCGTAGTTGGTCACGGCTGTCTTCTGAGCCTCGTCAGCTCTTCGGTCGCCCTCGCTCTCCAGAATGGATTGGAAGGTCACCCCATCAACGACGGTTTTCACTTCCTCTTCCTTGGTTGTCGTCTCAGCCTTTTTCTTGGCTATCCGCTCTAAAATCTTGGCATCAACCCCAGGAAACTTGGTTTTGAGTGCCTTTAAAATCAATTCGAACATAAAATTATGCTTTGGTTATACAAATTTGTAACGCTGCAAAAATAGCTCTTTTTCTTAAAAGTGATTACAATATAATCATTTATTTAACGTAAATTAAAGCTAAATTCGCAAATTATAGGGATTTTCCCTTTGCAATCTCCGACTTTTTTCGTAAGTTTGCCGCAAAAAACTAAACTTTTATGAAAGTTTCAAAGACGATACGTAGCTTCGTTAGCGAGAACCTTGGTTCTGCTTATTCCGTCTCCTTTGTTGGGGAGAAGGAGGGGGAATCTTGCTATTGTGCAGCCGTTGCCAATAGCAAGACTGGCTTCCCTGTTGCTCTTGTCCTGTCTTCAAATGGGGAAATTACCGAGTTTAAAGGTTTTATCGCCCTTGATGTAATTTCAGCGTTTAAGGAAAATTGAAACGTATTTTAAATTAAGCAATTTGTCGCTGACCTTTATCGCTCCATCTTTCAAAATTGGGTCTTTCCTCATTTTTTCGCAAAGGTATTTAATGTCCTTTTCCTCAAATCCGCTTCCGTCGGAGTTGTCTTCCTGCGGCTCTATGTACTTAAGGCTTCCATCGTTGAATCGTTTAACGATTGTGCAATGTCCACCTCTTGGTTCCCAGCTAAGACCGACTTCGTATGTGCCTTCCTCTTTGCAAACTTCGTCGAAGTATTGGAGGTATCTTTGTTGCGTCATGTGCTTCCAGCCTGGATGTGCTCTTTGGAAGTCTTTAAAACTGGTTATGCTTACAGGCGAGCCGTCTTTCTCAGTCCATGTCTCCAGCCAATTATCGCCATGGCTTAAGTAATAAGACAAGTCTCCGATTTTCTGTGTATTGCCTTTTGCATGAATATTGAAGCCCCATTCTCTCAGAGCGTAGGCTGGAGCACAAGTTTGGCAGTTTATATCGTATGGCTCGTGCTTGGCTTTGTCGTATAATGGGTTTTTGCTTACATGAATCTTTGTCCCAGACAATACCCATTTTGAGTTTTTGTCCACAATGTATTCGTTCACATGCAATGGGTTTGCGCTCTGTTTGTCAGCTTCCTCGTAGGTCATCGGTCTTCCCTTCTTGATTCCGAGGCTCTTTTCGATGTCCTTCATGTTCGCGATTTGCTCCTTGCTGAAGCTGCCCCATACCTGGGTGTCCCATTTGTTCTGTGCTTTCACGCCCTTCTCGAATTTAGCAAACAAAGCCTCGACCTCATTCACGGATGCGTCCTTGCCTATGGCGTTGCGCAGGGCTATCTGTCTCTTCGTCAATGCTGGGAGTGTCTGTCCCTGGCTATATGTGAGTGTCTTCATCAATTGGTCGCATCGGTTGTCGTATGCATCGAGTCTTCTTTCTCTCCATGCGTCCTTGATATCATCTATCTGTTCGCTGGTTCTCGCTGCATGTCGCTTGGCTGCATTCTCCATTATAACCTCGTGCTTCGTTTTGACAGATTTGACGATTTGTGGCTGTAGCTCAAGGTCTATGATCGTATTTTTACCTTCGTGTTTTACCGATTTTACTAAGAATTTTGAATTTCTACCAAGGATTATCTCGCTTTCGTTTATATTCTCCGAGACGTACGCATGTGTTCCTTTAGGAATTTTAATATTCATTCTTACGGTTTTCCTGCTCATATAGGTATTTCCTTCGACTGCGCTTGTTGACGTGTATCCGAATTCATGTATAACATTGCCTTCTGTGAACGAGACCCCATCTCTCTTTAACCAATCCTCGGTAACTTTTCTATAAACGTATGTATCTTCCTTTAGCGTATTTGCCTTGATTACTGCATCAAGAACTTTACATTGACGTATTGTTCCCGTGTCTCCATCCATGAAATTATCTGGTATATCACCTCTAACTTTTTCGCTTGCCAGCTCTTTGTTAATCTGACGTGACCATGAACTGTCGATGTACACATCATCTCCATCATATAACTCGTGATGTTGCTCAGGAGTAATCTTCATAGTTCTCGTCAGTTCTGTATATTGTTCTTCATTCATGAACGAAGGTTCCCATTGTGCGGATTGTTTATTTTTGCCTTCCCATCGCAGCCCCTTGGCTGGGTCTCCGTCCTTGAAGTTGTCCTTGATGAAGTAGGGCATGGACTTGGCTTTGGTTATTCGGCTCTCGTTGTCCTTCATCCACTTGGTGAACTCGGTTGGCATCTGCTCGACCTTGCCAGTGAATTGCCAATCGCTCACGTCTTCGCCAGCAATGAGAGCCTTGATGTATGCGTCCATTTCCTCCTGCTTGGCGAGGATGGAAACTGCATAACATCTGCACCATGGATGCCATCCTGTGAACTTGAAGTCCTTTGGAAAGCGTTTTCCGTCGAATAGGTCGCAGATGTCCTCTGTCGGGTGGTTGTTGCTGATATGGATTTCGATACCGATAACAAAAGGGAGAGCCTGCCATCTGGTGTGGTCGGCTGTCCTGTATGCCATGTTGTTCTCGGTCGCTGTCATTCGGAGGGCGTTCTTGTAGCTGGAGCGGTAAACGCCACGCCCTGGGTGATATGCGGCAGCAGCCTTGGAGAGGCGCAAGGCTCCGCTCTTGTCTCGCACCCTTCTGAATAACTTGTTCGGTTCCTTTAGGTATTTGCGGATATCGCGACTCAGTTCTGCTGCGCTCTTCCCTTCGCCCATTCCGAGTTCGAGGGCGAGTTCCATTTCATCCTTGAACTGCTGGGTGAGGTTCCATACCCTCTTGCTGAGCCCCATCCCTGCCTCCTTGCGGTCTATGAAGGCGTTGAGTGCCTCCAAGTGTGGGTGCTTCCACGCCTGTACGGTCTGCTTTGGGAGCTTCGCCTTGCCGATGACCGATTCCACCATTGCGTCGTTCTTGGTGTTGGCGAGCGTCCAGCTTTCCTCGTCTCCATCCTCGATGTTCGTCTGTAGGCTGGAGTATAGGTCTTGCATGAGTGCGTCCATTTCCCTCTTTAAGGTTGGGAAGTCCTCGAAGTGGAACTCTTGCTCTTTGTCTGCGTCAAAAAGGGATGGCGCAGCCGCTTGCGTCAATCGCTTCACGGCTGCGTCGTATAGGCTGCTCACCTTCTTGGCTCTCTTGGCGAGGTTCTGCTTGTGCTTCTCGTCGTATGTTGCAATGGTGATTCTTGTTGGCATTGTTCAATCCTTTACATGGTTGGTTCGTTGGAGAAGGCATCGGCTGCTGCATTCTCCTCGTCTATGATTCTCTGCTCTTCCTCGTCCACCTCTTCCTCTGGCACGATGTTGATTTCTCGGATAGCGGTGCGTCTCGATACGATAGGCTTGCCTCCTGTTGCGTCGCTCATGTCCTTGATTTGCTGGCTTCGGTCATTGATTTGGAACGGAATTATTTTGTTCTCCACCACGAGGGTGTCGAAGGCTGTTGCGAGTTCGGGGAACATCTGTTTGCAGAAAGCTCGTATCACGTTCACCTCCCTGTCGAAGAACTCCAGCCAATCTCCCGACTCGTCCGTGACCTTCATCTGGCAATCAATGAAGAGCATCTTGCGTGCCTCTCCGCTCATTGGTGTCGCCTTCATCTGCTCCATGCTCATGTCGGGGAGCTGGAGGCTGGTGTGGATGTTGCGTCTGAGTTCCTCGGTTTGGAGCTTCAAAGCATCGGTTGCCTGGTTCCACGTTGCGTATTCCGCTTTGTCCTTCTGTCCGTATCGGAGGACGTTGCGCCCTGCGTTGTCATCGACAGGCTCCTGCTTCTTGTTCTTCGGTGCGGTCACCTGCTGGCTGTCCGAGTAGATTACCCAGGTTGGTCGGCTGTTCTTGCGCAGGTAGTTGCCCTGTCTACTGACCGTCCACTCCAGCTCGTAGCCGTTGTCGCTCTGGTCTTCCCATATCGGGAGGTCTCGGTGGATGTAGATGCCTGCAATCTTTCCGATGTTGATAGGCTCTGGCTCCATGTCTTCCTCCCATCCGTTGCCGTCCCTGCTGACCCAGCGGTAATGGAAGGCATCGGTGTAGGTGTCGAAGTAGGTGAGCTGCTCCATTCCCTTCTTTCGGCTGTATTGGACGCTGAGAGCTATCATGTCATCGTATTCATCGAAAAGTGGGTACAGGATGTCTCCGTCCATCGGGGAGAAGACCCTGCAGCGGAGCTTTAGCTTGCTCTTGTGCCCTGCGTAGATGGTGTCCTGCTCCTGGGCAAACCAAATTGTCACCATCTCGCAGCTTGCAAAGAGCTTGTGCGCTCGCTTTAGGTTCAGCGCATTGATTCGGTTGCGCTTGAAGATTGCCTCCATGATGTCTGCAGCCTGCTTCTCATCATCCGTCTTGGTGGTGTACTTTCTCTTCGTTGGGATTGTGAACATGAGTTCCTTCATTCGCTTCACCGCCTGCTTCTGTATGCTGTAGGTGATTCTGGTCATCTTCTCCACCTTGCCCTTGCGCACCTTGTCTCGGTAGTGGCGGTCGGTGTACACTGGGTGTTTCTTTGGCTCGTACTCCTTGCGCAAGTTCCCCCAAGGGATGACATCGAGGCTCTTCTGCTTCAAGTCGTCGATGATTTGCGCTGGCATTCTGTTCTGTCTGTCGATAATCTCTTTGATGTCTGGCATTGTTTGATTCTCCTTATGCTTGGTGTTGTTAATAAATCTCATCCTCGATTTCTTCCTCTTCCTCGTCGGTGATCTGGGCGCAGGTAATCAATCCGAAACGCTCCACCACGCCTGTCGTGCAGTCGGGCGCATCGTCGTGCTCGTTTCCTCCCTCCTTGCGGTAGGATGTCATTGCGTTGTGGTAATGTGGGAACAATAACTCCCATCCTGCTGGGAAGAAGACCATGTTCATCACCTTCGAGCTGTTGATGAAGATTCGTGTCTGCTTGTTGGCGGTCTGGGCGAGGTCAATGAAGACCATTATCCAATTTCCAAGGGTGCGGACGAGCTTCTCCACGTTCCTTCTGAACCCTCGACCTCCGTTGTTGCTCTCTACCACGACCTCCTCGGTTTGGTTCCTCACCAGCATCCTCGCCACGGCTGGCTCCGTGAACTCCATGCTCTTGTTGGTGAATAGGATGTCGGTGACGTAGCATCCGCTCTCGTACTCGTCGTAGCAAATGGCGCAGAGCCAGTCGGCTCCTGTGTCTGCTGTGTCGATGTAGCACTTGCGCCTTGGCAGGTGCGCCTCTATCGGGAGGGTGTCGTATGTCTTGAAGTGGGAGTACATCAAACCCTCGATAGGTGTCGGGTTCTGCATGTACTGCGTCTCGAAGACAAAGGAGTTGGCGAGGCGTATCTTCTCCAATTCCTGCAGCGTGTGCTTGAACGCCCATAGTGGCATTCGGTTTCCTTCCTCGTCCGTGGTGATGCACGGAAGGCTGACCACCGTCCAATCGTCAGGCTCAATCTTTTGCAGGTAGCCGCATAGGTCGTGCTCGTGCAGTCTTTGCATGATGATGATGATTGGCGTGTTGCGGCTGTTCACTCGGTTTCGAATGGTTGTCTCGAATCGTCGGTTCACTTGCTCACGCACCACGTCGCTCAGTGCGTCCTCTGGCTTTATCGGGTCGTCGATGATGATGGCTCCTGCGAATCTGTAGGGGAGCGGATTGCCCTGCTCGTCCACTCTGTCCACCTCTCCTGCTCCGAAACCTGTAATCTGTCCGAGCGTGGAGGTTGCGTAAACTCCACCGCCTTGCTCCGTGTCCCATTGTGCCTTGGTGTCGCTTCCGTATTTCACCCTGGTCTCAAACATGCGCTGGTATGCCTCGCAGTTCACGATGTCCTTTATCGCTATGGAGTTGTCCACAGCGAGGTCGCTGGAGTAGGACAGGTGTATGAAGTTGGAGGCTGGGTTGATGGCGAGTCCCATCGCTATGAAGTTCTTCACCGCCAGCTCCGTCTTTCCGTAGCGTGGGGCGATGTTAATGATGAGCTTGTTGATTTCGCCCTTGAGCACCCTGTCGAGTGCGTCGCAGACGGTCTTGTGGTGATGCCCGACAATGAACCGCTTTCCTCCGTTCTCCTTGAAGAAGTACCTGGTGAAGTTGAGGGGATTCTGCAACACCCACATCTTTTGCAGTTCGGTGTCGTTCATCATCTCAGTATTCCTCCTCCAGCTTCTTCAAGTACTCGATTTGCTCCTCCCTGGTGAGTGGGCGACCCTGCTCTATAGGCTTTCCCCCTGTGGTGATGTCCACCTTCTGCTGTGGCTTGCCGTATTGCCTGTCCATGAGCCTGTCCATGGTGGTTGTCTTGCCGTTCTTCATGTCGATGATTGCTGCCATCGCCAATGTCTTAGCGTAGGCTGGGGTATCGTCTGCCTTCGCCAGCAATTGGAGGTCTGCGAGTTCCAGGACGAGGATGCTCTTCTCGATGGTGTTTATCTCGTCGAGGGTCAGTGCCTCGCTCTTCTTTAGCTTGCTCTTTGGGAGTACCTGCTTCAAGAGAGCCTTGACCCTGTCCTTCTTCTTGCCCCTTGGGTTGCCGCTCTGCCCCTTCTGCCACTTGTGGCTCTCGATGTTTGCGAGCTGACTTTCCGTCATTGTCTCTTTTCCTCTTGGCATGGCTTATCCCTCCTTCTTCGCTTTCGTCTTGGTCGCTGGCTTGTCTGCTGGCTGCTCTGGGTCGAGGATGTTGCGGACGAGTACTGCCTTCGTTCCTGTCATCTCCTCCCATCGCTTTATGATTACGTCCACGTAGATTGGCTCGAACTCCACCATACGGCAGCACCTGCCGAGCTGCTCTGCTGCAATGAGCGTGGTACCGCTGCCTCCGAATATGTCGAGGACGATGTCCTTGCGCCTGCTGCTGTTGCTGATGAGCTTGCCGATAAGAGGCACGGGCTTCATCGTAGGGTGGTCTGGGTTCTTCTTCGGCTTGTCGCAGTCTATGACGCTTGTCGGTGTCTCTCCCTCGAATATCTGCGTGAGGAGGTCTTTCATCTCTGCCTTGCTCAGCTTCTCGATGTCCAGCTTCTTCTCGATGACCGTGGTGAGGTTTCGCTTGTCGGTGAAGTAATGGGCGGCTCCGTCCTTCCATCCATAAAGGCACGGCTCGTGCTTCCATTGGTAGTCCTGCCTGCCGAGGACGAGGCTGTTTTTGTTCCAGATCAAGCATTGGCGTGTCTCCCAGCCGATGTTCTTCACGGCTGTTCGGAAGTTGAAGCCTTGCGAGTCTGCGTGCCAAATGTAGAAGGCTGCGCCTGGCTTCATGCTGTCGCTTGCGTTCTGCAAGGTGTCGGTGAGGAACGCCACGAAGTTCTCATCAGCCATGTGGTCGTTTGCGATTTTCATCTTGCCCTTGGCTTGGTAGTCCACGTTGTATGGTGGGTCGGTTACGAGGAGGTCTGCCTGTTCCTCTCCCATGAGGGCATCGAGATATTCTCCCTTGGTGCTGTCTCCGCAAATGAGGCGGTGGTTTCCGAGTCTGTAGAGGTCGCCTGTCCTGCTGGTTGCCTTCTTCGGGGTGTTCGCCTGCACGTCGTAGCCATCGTCCTTCGCCTCTTCCTCTTCCTCTGGTTCCTGGATATCGGGGATGTCAATGGCTGCAGCCTCTATCTCTTCGATGTTCCAATCGTTGAGGAGTGCATCGAAGTCGGTTTCTCCAAAGCTGGAGTTATCCTTCAGCACGATGCGACGCATCTTGTCCATCGGGAAGTCGTGGGGCAGAATCTTGCACGGAGCCGTCTTGTACTTGAGCTTCGTGAGTGCCTGGTATCTCATGTTTCCTCCGATGATGACGTAGCCTCGCTCGTCCTGGGTGTCGTACACGATGAGTTCTCGCAAGTCCAGCATCTTTGGGTCGTCCTTGATGGACTGCACCAGCTTCTTGAACTTGGGGTCTCGTATTCGTCGTGGGTTCTTTGGCAGTCCCTCGACCTGTCCGTCATTTGGGTGGAGCACCGCCAGCTCCATCTCCTTTCGTTGTATTCCTTTCTGCATTTTCTGTGTCCTTGGTTATTAAGCAGCCAAGGCGAGCCCTTCGTGAAGGCTCGCCTCTCTTGCTTGGTTTGTTACGCTAAAATGGTGCTGCACCACCGCCTCCTGGCGAAAATGGCAGGACGCTGCTGGCTCTTCTTGAAGCCCTGGTGCTGGAGTGGAGCTTTGAGCCTCCGCCTCCGTGTGATTCTGAACCGCTACTCATTGCTTGTTCTCCTTTTGCTTTTTGTTATTGAATACCATTCTCGTGAAGTAATCCCACGCCTTGCTGTTGCGTATCGGCTTGCGTATGGTTGCGTACTTGTCGAGAATCCTGTTGAAGTGCTCGTCGTAGAAATCATAAAGCTCTGGGTTCTCCTCCATGGTGAACTGCTCGATGTTTCCGCTGGAGCGGAGGTTGGCGGAGCCGTGGAGGACAATCTTGCGCCCACCTAATGTCTCGAAGTTCACGGTCTTGGTGTGGACTCCTGCCACCGCCAGCTGGAATCTGTCGCCAATGTCGAGCTGCTTGTAGATGTAGGGAATGAGGCTGCTTCGCTCGTTGCCCCAAAAGTAAACCGAGATTATGAGGTTCAGTTCCTCGATGTAGCCCTTCTCCATGAGCGTGTGGAGGCTGTCCACGTTGTTCTGGCTCATGGAGAGCGTGCTGATGGTCATCCTCTTGGCGCAGGCGTTCTGTGTCGTTAGGTATGCCTCGATGAAGTCCCCGAATATGAAGGAGCCGCTCACGAAGGCATCGAAACGCTCACCGAATCCAAGGCGCAGCTCCCTCGCCATCTTCTGTGCGTTGTCATAAAGCACGAAGTCTTCCCTCATCGGCACAACCTTTGGCAGAGTGTACCTCGTTTCCTCCGTTTCGTCCGATGGCAAGAACTCCATGAGGTCGAGGTCTATGTCGGGTAGCTCGAAGTTGCCGATGTCGCCCAGGAAGTCCTGCTCCTGTGCAATGGCTTCCTGTTCCTGTTCTGTGTTGTTGTATCTTCTTCTCATGTCGCAAAAATACGGCTTTCTGATTATATTGTAAACACTTTAGGCAAAAAATTAACATTTTTCAGCCTATTTCCTTGCAAAAATCGACTTTTTCGCTGAAGGTTTCCCTCTGAGCGTGTCGCTGGTGATGCGCATCGGAAGCTCTGCGTAGTCCCAGGCGAGGAGGGCTGCGTCTCGCCCCTCTTGGTTGAGCCTGCCCAGCTTTTGTAAAGTTATTTCCTCGATTTCCTCCTTGGTTATCTTTCGGTCGGCTCCGTGCCAGCACTTAGGGAGCGGTCTCTTGAACTCGTAGGGGATACCCCAGTGCTCCATCATCTGCCCGATGGTTCGGCTGACCTGCTCGTTGCGCCCCTGGTCAACTCCGAGACTGGCTATTCCTTGCTTTCCCTGCCATCGCTTGATGTGGTAGTTGCCGTGGTTCATCCATCCTGCCTCGATGACGACCTTGAAGTCCCATTTGTCAATTTCTGCGAATTGGTGGTATTTTTCCTTGATGAAGTCGAGGAGGCTGGGGAAGGTGAGCATCTGGACTTGGAGCTTGTGCGTGCTCATGTCGAGCATTGCGATGCCGTTTCTGTCTGTATCTGGGTCTATTCCGATGATTATTTGCTCTCTGTGGCTCATTTTCGTGCCTCCTGCTGCGTTTTTGTTTCGTTGCTTGGTGTTTCCTCGTTCGATGTTGTTTCGTGACTCTGTGTGGCTTCATTTTGGCTCACAGCCTCATTTTCCTCTGGCACGGCTATCTTCACCTCGTAAAGCAGCCACGCAATGTATATGATTCCAGCGAGGATGCAGGCTGTTGATATGGCTGCGTCCGTGAATGTAATCTGAATCGTCATTTTGCTTGTCTCGTTCTTTTGTTTGTTGTTTTACTTGGCTCTTGCTCGCTTATGCGTGCGCCTGCCTGTATGCGTGTATGTGTGTGCGCCCTATGTGTGGGTGTATGCGCACCCCCACCCAAACCCTCCCCCTCATTCGAGGCTGTGGCTCTCAGTGGTAGCCGTGCTTAGTGTTCGGGCGGCTTCTTATTCGGTTCCAGATCCAAGTGTTGCCCTTTGGCTGGCGGCTCTTGCGCTTGGCTGTCGCTGCCTGGCTTCTCTTGCTGGAGTGGTGGAGGTGGAGCTTGTGTTGCTCCCTCGTTTCCTCTCGGATGTCTGGGTCTATGTAGTATTCGATGTTGTAGCGATTGCAGTAATCGTCGATATCGAACTTAGGCACGTTCTGCGGTTGTTGCGCCTGGTAGTATTCGAGAACCGCTTCGATTTCCTCCCTTGCGATTCCGTGTGCGATTGCAAGTTTTTCGATAGCCTCGCTCAAATTTATTTTTTCCATGTGACTTTCTGTTTCTTGTCTGTTATGCTGTCGCAGGAAGGGCTGCCGTTGAATATCGGCTTGCCTGTCTTGCCGCAGACCCATGTGTTGATGCTCTCGTATGCGTGACCGCATCGGGCGCATTGCGTTCCCTGCGGTCTTTGTCCTGTTCCGCTCATCGTCTCGTTATTCCTCTGAGGTTGGTTTCCATGCGCTCGATGTCGTATCTGCTGTGTGGGTAGAGTGCCTTGAGCTTCCACGCTCTGTTGTGGTATGGAGGCTTGTCTTGGCTCACCTCGATGTTGCGCATACCTTGCCTGTCCCCTTGTCAATGACTGCGAGGAGGTGGGCTTCTTTCGGACGCTGTGGCTTGACTTCCGTCTGCTTCAACCATTTCAAGTAATTCAAGTGTTCGCTCATTCTTTTGTCTCCTTGGGCTTCTTGCCATTTTTCTTCGGTTTGATGTCTATCTCCACGAGCTCGTCTTGGTCGGCTGGCTTCTGCACCGCCTTGAATGGTGTCATGTGGCAGGTCTCCTGGACTTGCATCACTTGCTCATAAAGGATGAACATCTTGTCGGTGTTCTTGCGAGCCAGCTTGTTGGCTTGGATTGCAGCGATTCCCTTCTTGGCGATGTCCTGCTTGATGATTTTGCTCGTCTCATCCTCGCCCATCTCTGCGATGGCGTACAGGGTTCTCGCTTCACCCTTTGGCTCTGGCTCCATGAACTGCTCCTGGATTCTGAGCACTCCCTTCTTCAAGCTGCCTATGATGTCTTCCATTATGGCTTTGTCTTCCAGCTTCTGCTCGTCCCCTGGCTTCCAAACCTTGGGGATTCCCTCCCATCGGGTGATGCGGTCATAGAGTGCGTCCACGTCCTGGGTGTAGGTTTCCTCGATTCCTTCGCTGTGGTTCTGCACCAGATCATGCATCACGTTGAAGAACGAATCCTCGGATTTCTGTAGGGAGTTGATGGCTGGCTGCACGCCCTTCATGTAAAGTCCCCATTTCTCGATGATGTTCTCCATCTCTGCGAATAGGAGGCTCTGCACGCTGTGGAGGTGGTAGAAGGTGGCGGTGATGAAGCCGAGCCTTCTCACGATGCCTGCGTGTTGCGCCACTCCTATCGGGGTGTTGATTAGCTCTCGTTCCTCTGCCGTCATCTCGTTGTTCCAATAATCACGCACCGCCTTCGGGGCGACGAGCTGCTGTGGTTGTTGTGCAAGTGGATTCTGTTGCTTTCTTGGCTGTGCGCTCCACTTGTTGCGCTTCTTCTTTCTTCCCATATTCCGTGTTGCTTAATGTGTTTGTTTGAATTTCTTTTTCTCCCAGCGGCTTGCAAGGCTTACCGCCTTTTGGATTCTTGCGTCCCCTCTGCTGCCCAACATCTGCGCTACCCAGTTGCATGGGTGGACGCATTGGTTGTATCTGTCCCATCGGTGAATCCAATAAAAGCTTATCTTGTGGAGCGGCAGGTCGTTCTCTGGCTGCTGGCGCAGAATCTTCTTTGCTTGTCTTGCCTTCATTATCGCACCTCCTTTCCGTTCACCTTCATCACGTTCGACTCGTGGATGTATCGGTGGAGGCTCACCTTGGACGGCATTCCGTCCTTTAGGCAGGTCTTGCCGAGGAAGATTCGGGACGTTGTTCCGTCCTTCTCGGTTGCCGTCTCTATGTTCTCCACCTTGATTGCCCTTCCGTCCAGCCGTGCCTGGATAATGTCCCCGACCTTGATTTCGGCTGTCGTTGCGTACTCGATTTTCTTAGCCATTGTCTTGTTTCTTTCGTTGGTTCTCCAATTCCTGCAGTATTGCGTCCGTGGTTTTGACCACCATGTTCGCCAGCGGCTTGTAATCGGTGCAAATGTACTCTGGGTTGGAGCAGTACCCGATTGTCGCTGCGAGGATGAGCTGCTTTCTGAACTCGGAGCGTGCGTCATCAATCACTATCACGTTCTGCTTCATGCAGTCCTCCTTCCTGATGTTGGTCATTGGCGAGTTCGTTCTGCAATGCGATGATGTCCGCTGTCAGCTCTCCCCATGACTGGGTGCTGTGCTTTCGTGTGTCCACGTGGTCTTTCGCCACCTGGCAGATGATAGCTGCCATTCCTCTGTCGTTCTTTGCGGTGGTGTAGAGGAGATTGACGAGGTCTTTCTTCGTTCCCTTCCATCCGATGCTGACCTTGTTGTCCGCAGTCTTGGTGATGGCGATGTACGCCTCTCCCTGCTTGGTTCTTGTGTTCGCCTGGAACTTGCGCAGCTGCTTCACTGAGTGGAGCTTCACTGCCTTACTTGCTTCGATTTTCATTTTCTTGTTGGTTTTGAATTGTTTCTATTGCTCTGAATATCTCGTATGCGACCTGCGGCACCCATGCGTTGCCGTATGCCTTTATGCTTTCCTGTCTCCACTTTCCGAAAGAAACGGATAGGTCGTCCATCCGAAAGGGAAGCCCATCATCTCCTCTACGAATAGTGGGTTCAGTTGTGGGGAAGCCTTCGAATCCCCTGTTTGCTCCTCGTTCAATCGGGTTATGAAGTCTGGCAGCATCTCTCCCCATCGGGTGAACTGCCCCTTGCGCCTTCTCGTCGTGGTGATGGTGTTGCCCTTGTAGTCCCTTGCCGATGGTGTCGGCATCAATCCGTTCACCGCAAGTGCCGTGAGGCTCCGTCCCATCTGGCTGTTCGGGTTGAGCTTGTGGGTGTACTTCGTCGCCTCCACTGCGTTCGGTGTGGGGAGGAGTCCCATTCTCGCTGCCTTGGTTATGGTGGGTCTCTCCATCGCCCCTGGCGATGGGCTTCTGTTCATCCGTCCGCTCCCTTTGTCCGTAGCAGTTGGTGTCGGCAGCAGTTCCGTCGGGTAGAACTCCGTCTTGCCCTCCTTGCTGCATCGCTTCAATCCCTGCGTCTGTACGGTGGGCAACAATCCAGATCCTGTCTCTTCTGTGGGGTGCTCCGACACTGCAAGCTGGTATAAGGAGCGGCTGGACTTCGTATCCTGCGTCCTCGATGTCTTGGCAGATTCTGTCAAGGGTGAACCTGCTTTCAGTTCGGTATAGGTCTCTCGCCTCGAATAAATCGGGCGTGTGACCCATGTAAGTCGTTTCACTGGACTCCACCATCGTTGTGATTCCAGCAACATTCTCACCAATGACCCAAGTGGGGTGGATTTCCTTGATTGCCCTATGCATCTCTTGCCAGAGGTAGCGGTTGTCCTTCTCTCCCTTTCTTCTTCCTGCGATGGAGAAAGGCTGGCAGGGGAACCCTCCTGTGAGAACATCGATTTTGCCCCCCCATTTGGTAAAATCTGTCTTTGTGATGTCTTCATAACTTTCTGCGTTTGGAAACCAAAAATCTAAAACCTTGCGAGGGAACTCCTGTATCTCGCAGTGGAAGACGTTGCGCCATCCCATCCAGGCGGCTGCGACCTCTGCGCCACCGATACCCGAGAAGAGGCTGGCGTGCGTCGTCATGGGTTGCCTCCTTTCCCTTTGAAGAGTGTCATCTCCTCCCAATCCTTGCCGTTGTAGGTGACGAGTCTCTTGGTGATGTTGGCGACCATCATTCCTGGGCAGTACTGCGTCCCCATGTCAAAGCCCTCGAAGATGTGGCTCGTGATGCTTCCGTCCACGTCCTGGTATTGCACGAGGTATGTTTCCTTCCTTGCCATGATTTCCTGCACCCTCGCTATCTCGTTGTCGATTTCCTTCTCCAGCCTCTTGCTGTTCACGAGGGCGGTCTTTCGCTCCTCGCTGCTTGGTCGGCTGTTGAAGAACGCCTTCTGCTGGGTTCGCATCTGGGCGACTTTGTCGAAGAATTCCTTGTTGTCCATGTGCGCCTCCTTCCTAAACCGCAGCTGTGGCTGCTCTCTTGTCGATGTACTCCTGGCGGACGCTGCAAAGTTGCTCCTCGCTGCTCTGAATGTTGTCTGCCGTCACTCTCTGCACTGGGATTCCGTCGATGATGAGGGCGGTGTATGTCGCTCCCTTGCTGTCGGTGTAGTCCCCGATGCATATTTTGGTGTTAGCCTCGTGGCGTGTCTGTGCCTCCTGGCTACGCTGGCTTGCCTTGCGGTATGCCTCTATTGGGTTCCAAATCTTCATCATAAGTCCTTCAGCTCCTCCTTCTGCTTGTTAATCTCGATGTTGATGACATTCAAGACGTTCATCTTGACCTCCTTTGGCAGGATGATGCAAACTCCCTGCTGCTCTCCGCTTGGTGTCTGCTTCTTTGGCGTAGCCACCAGCACGTGGCTCTCGCTGTCTGCCAATAACTTTCTTGCGTCCTCCAGCTTTGGGAGGCTCTCCGCAATCTCATGGATGCGTTCTAAATTCTTGATGCTTGCCATTTTCTTGTTGTTTAATCTGTTTGTATTTTTGCTCGGTGCGCCTGTCTTCCTCGATGGTGTTCATCTCGTATTCAGCCTGCACCTGCTTGATGATATCCCATTCCTCACGGCTCATGATGTTCGGGTTGTGGGCATCCTGCCATTCCTTGCGCTCCTGCTGCGTCCGCTCCCTCTTGGCGTATGCCTCGTTGCGCTCTCTGACGAACTCGTTCAGTCCCTTCATGATTGCTATCGGGTCAACGCTGCCGTAGAACTTGTCGTAGCTGCCCTTCTTGAACCTTCGGCAAAAAAGCATAATCTCCGCCATGTTCAAAAATCCGTAGTCATCGGTGATGAGCTGGATGATCTGGTCGAGCTGCCTGTCCGTTATCTTGTCCCTGGCTCCGCTGAACTCGGAGAGGTCTGCGATTTGGTATGCCAGCCACTCCTGTGCCGTTCCGAATCCATAGCCGATGTTCACGTTCCAAAGTGTCGGGGCGTTTTGAAAAAAGCACCGCTCTGGGTCTTTCGTGAGCTCCATCTGCCTGTCAACGTGGAAGGTCTGCAGCAGGCTATCCCTCGTATCCCATCGCTGTCGCATCTCCATCAGCTGTCTGCCTCCACTTGCTGGCAATGCCTGCGTAGCCTTCGATGCGCTCACGCTGTTCCTGCGCTCGCTGCTGGTTTCGATTATCTGTCCGACCGCCTTGGGTCTCTGCCATTGGTGTGCCATATCTGCCTCCTGGTGTTATTGCCGTTGGTGTTGGTGTCTGCTCGTCGTAGTAGCCGTCCAGCACCTTCGGGAAGTTGTTGGGTCTGAATATCCACTCGAAGTTGGCGACCCATGCCCTGCCTCCGCTGCCGTTGAGAAATCCGCTGCGTGCTGCCTTTATCATGACCCTGTACGCTGCGGTGATTCCGTACTCTCGCACCCTCGCCTCGAAGAATGCCCTGCGCTGCCCTGCAATCTTGCCCTTGAGCGATGGTATCTTCTTCTGCTCCATGAGTCGGTTGAACTGCTGGCGCACCTTCTCGAAGTCTATCTTGCTTTCCTTTTGGGTTTGGCTCGCTTCGTTTTTCGCCTCCTGCGTTGGTGCAGATGCAGCGTCAGAACTTGTTTCTGACGTAGCACCTTTAGGTGCTTTAATAATAGAAGCTTTAGCTTCTTTAATAACTTTTATATTAGTTATTTCTATTTCATTTTCATTTGGTGCTTTTGGTGACGTTTGTTCACGTTCGTGTACGTTCGTGCTCTTTGGCGCTTTTGGTTCACGTTCTGCACGCTCTTCTTTCTTCTCCCTTGCCTCCTTTCTCTTCTGTTCCCTTGCCTTGGCTATCTGTCTGTTGCGCTCGCATTTAGCCTCGTACTTGTCGTAGTTGCGGTCGATGTTCGCTTGTATGTTCTTGAACAGGCAGCGCATTGCTCTGTCTTCCGTCTCGAACTCCTCGCCCCTGTTTGCGTAGGCGAGCAATCCTTTCAGAATCTTTCCAGCCTCTTCATCGGAGAAGTCCTCCAGCATTCTCTCGGTGTCCTGTGCGTCAATGACGAAGGCTCTTATCTTTTCGTTCCTGCTCATGCTTTCTTGTTTGTATGGTAATCACTTTCGGGAGCCGCTCTGTGGCGACTCCCTCGGTGGTTGGTGTTGTTACTGCTCGATGATTACGATTGTCGGGGCTGCGTCCTTGATTCTGTCGATGACTGCGTCCATGTGCACGTCTCGTTGCTGAATCACGATGTCGTGAGCCTCTGGGCTGACAAGGGTGCAGGAGAGGTCGTTCGGGTTGATTTCAACCTCTACCTGGATGGTTTCCTTTTTCATGCCCTTGAAGATTGGGAGTTGAATCTTGAAGTCCTTCGGCAGGTTACTCTCCACGAACTGCGATTTGAGGATGCGCTGATTGCCTCGCTTGTCGTCGCTAAGTTCCAGCTCCTTGTCTATCTTCGCCTTGAAGTTGCGGAGTTCGCTGACCAGCTTCATCGCCTCCTGCTGTGTCTCGAAGTAGGAGCGGAGCTGCTTGATGCGGTCTGACATGTCGAAGCAGGACATGTACTCACCTGTGTTGATTCCAAACTCCTGCATCTCGCTGGAGAGGGTGAGCGTTCCCTTGATCTGGTCGCTGTATGCGCTGTTCTCGTCAATGTTCAGCGTGATGCTCATGTGGTCTCTGTCCACGATGATGTGTGCGTCTGCCTGTTTGATGTCGTCCTTGCGCTTCTCCACCCAGCGTGCTGGTGCGTCGATGGTTCCGTCTATGCTTACAGCCTTTGGCTCCTTGAGTGGGAGGGCTTCTCCGAATCGGATGCAGTATCCTCCATTTTTCTCGTTCAACTCCTGGATTTTCTCGATTGCAGCCTTGGTTGCTGCGGTTTTCTCTTCTTTTGTCATTTTGAAATTCTTTTGAATGTTAAACTTATGTTACTTGTCATCTGTGCCTGTCTTCTGTGCCGTCATCTTGAAGAGGCGAGGCTGAAGCTCGTCTTGGCGTGCGGCTCTGTCATAGACCAGCAGTCCGTCGCTGTTGTAATACCCGACATGGCGTGTCTGCTCGTCCACCATCTTGTAGCAGTTCTCGTTCACGTACTCGCTCTTGCTCTTGAGCTTGTCTGCCACCTCCTTGATGGTATTCTTGTATCCTTTGATTTCCTCGTTAAGCATCTGGGTCTGCGCCTTCTTCTGTTCCTCCAGCTCCAGCTTCTTGATGCTTGCGTCCGCAAGGGTTTCCTTCAACTTCTCGACTTGGTCGCTTGGGATTGGTTTGCTGTAGCCCATCTTCTCGATTGCGTCAGCGTTGTCTCTCAGAAACTGCTCACGTTCCTGTGGGTCGGTGTATTCCTGTCCTATGAATTTCTCCATGACTGAACCTCCTTTCCTGTGTAGTAGTTAGCCCATAACTCCGTGAACTGCTTTCCGCTGTAGATTGCCAGCTCTTCTGTCTTGTGTGCAAGCCGAGCCGAGATGTCCGCAGACGCATTCGACCAGGCGGAGCTCGAGTACGCAAAAGCGAGACCGCAAAACGCACCGTAGTACGAGGCGCCGCCACCAAGCCACAGCTGTAGGTTGTACTCGTCCTTCCACTCATCATCCTTCTGCTCGATTTCCGCCTTGGTGTAAAGAATGCAGTAAGGGTAGTATCTGTACTCGTCCTTCTTGAACTCTGGCTCCCATCCCTCGTTGAGTGCTGCGGTGATGATGCGGAGCTTCTGGTATGCCACTTCGTCCAGCATGGTGATTCCTGCGTCCTGCCATTGCTGCTGGATTGCCTCTGCGTCGATGCCCAGCTCCTTGCAGGCATCATCGAAGGTCTTTACTCGTTCTGTGACTGGTTTCTTCTCCTTGGCTTCCTCGTTGTCCACGAGTTTCAAAAAGCCATCCACCCATTCGGCTTTCTTGCCTGCTGGGACTGCGATTTTGATAATCTGTTCCTTTTCCATTTTTATTTAAATTTGAATGTTCTTGTTGTAGTCCAGCTCCATTCCTGGTGCTGCGGCTCTTGTTTTCTTTCCTGTCGCCCTGCGTACCTTGGTGATGAACTCCTTCTCGTTGCTGTTGCCGTCCGAGAGGTGTATCAGCAGGATGTCCCTCGTTGCCGTGAGGTCTTGTCGCTTCAAGATACCGATGGCGTTGTCTATGCTCATGTGGCTCGTTATCACCCTTCGTCTGAGTGCTGCTGGCACCCTTCCGTTGAGCACGTTGTCATCGAGTATCTCGTCGCTGTAGTTCGCCTCTGCCATCCAGTGCGTGATGTTCGGGAAGTTGTAGGGCATTGCGTAGGTGTCCGTGAAGAACAGGATGCGCCCTGTCTCCTGGTGCTCTATGAGGTACCCGACGCATGGCACGTCGTGCTTGACCTCGAAGGGCAGAATCTTGAAGCCTCCGTAGATGTAGCCGTTGCCCATCTTTATCGGGGTGCTTGTCACTGCTCTCAGTTCCTTGGCTTCGATGACCGAGGGGAGAGCCAGCAGCGGTATTCCTGCCTTCTCGTATTCGGCTGCGTGTCCTGCGTGGTCGTTGTGGCGGTGGCTGATGATGCAAACCTTCACCTTTGCCGTGTTCCATCCGAGTGCCTTCTTGACCTCCGAGAGCTTCACGCCTGCCTCTATGATGATTGCCTCGCTGTCGTTCTGCAAGACGTAGCAGTTTCCCTTGCTGCTGCTTCCGAGGATTGTCATTCTCATCGCTCTTCCCTCCTGTCATTTAGATTGGGCATGCCCTTCCGCTTGCGGCTGGCTGCTCACCAGATCCTGCTGGTATTGCCTCTGCCTCTGGCTGGTTACTGACGTTCATGTCGATGTAGTTTGTCTTCGCCTCGATGCCCTTCGGTGCTTCCTCATCGTGAACCTCCACGGCTTCCGCCTCGGCTACCTGTCTTTGCTGGGCTGCGTCTCGTTCTGCGGTTGCCTCGTCTCTGCGGTTGTCATCCTCGTCTTCAGAGAAGTCTGCCTGGCTGTCGAGTGCAATCTTGCAGGCTCTCGCCATGACGGTCTTCTTGCACATCTGGTCGGTGAAGTTGGTGTGCGCACCGCTGGTTCCCTTGGCGGCTCCCTGCATCCATGACTTCTTGATCTGGTCGAGCGTCATAATCTCCATGTGGCGTGTCTTGTCCTTGTTGACCACGATGGCGTATGCTGCCTTAATCTTGGTGATATCGAGGTTGTCGAGGTTCGGAACGTGTTTCACAAGTTGGTATTGTCCCAGCTCGTCGATAGTGTAGACGAACTCGTCGCCCTGGTACACCACTTGTGGGTACACTGCCTCTATCTCGGTGTCTCGCTTGGCTCTCATGTACTTGCCAAGGTATCGCTCGTTCCACTCCAGGCGGTCTGCGTAAACGATGAAGTAGCAATGTTTCTTCGGGTATTCTCCATGGAGTACCATGTCGAGCAGGGCGTTGCAGATGCTGTCCTTTGTGCATACGTCGATTGCCTTTCTGTGGCTTCGGTCTTCCACGGTCTGCAAGTAAAGCCATGCGAGCTTGATTGCGTTCCCGACCTTGTAGTCCTTTGGCAGAATTAGCTCTCCTGTCTCTTGCCAGCAGTTCACCTTGTCGAGTATCTGCTGCGTTGTCTCTTCCTGCATTCTCTTGAGTGCGGTCTGGTTCTGTGAGGTCAGCTGCGTCTGAGGCTGCTGCGTTCCTCCTTGCTGTGATGTTTGTGTCATAATCACTTTGCGTTTAAAATTATTGAATTATTGTTAGCTCCTTGTCTCTCGAAACGATGAGGAGTATCTGCTGGCTGCGTGTCGGCAGGATGTCCGTGATGCTCTCTGCGTTGTCGATGAACATCGGTGCGTAGGTGTCGTTGTAGAGGCACATGGCGTTGATGATGTCGATGCCTGCGTTTATCTTCTCGCTTGCCGATAGGTCTCGGTATGGGGTTCCGTGCATGGTACACTCGCAGGTTGGCTTGATTCCGCTGGTGGTGGTGAAGGTCTCGAACATCTTGAACTGCACGTTTGTGAAGAGCTGGTTGACCTTCGTCTCCAAGTCGTTAATCTTGGCGAGCGTGAACTGCTCTGCCGTGAAGTCCTTCTTCTCCAGGTCTGTCAGTTGCTGGTTCAGCGTCTTCTGCTTCTCCGTGAGGTCAGCGATGCGCTTCTGCTTGTTGGCTATCTGCTGCTCCTTGGCGAGCTCGTCTCTGAGGTTGTCTCTCAGCTGGTTCTGCTCTGCCTTGCGCTGACGAAGGGTTGCCTCTTGCTTCTCCTGCGTGTCGGTGGTGTTGGCTTCCTGTCTTGCATCGAGTGCCGCTGTTCTTGTCTGAACCTCTGCCTGCAGCTGGTTGTATTCCTCGCTCTCGGTTGGGTAGGAGAGCTGCACCTTAGCCTCGTTCGCCTGCTGGAGTTCCTGCTGTTCTTCCTTCAGTTGTTCCTCCAGCTTGGTCAGCTTGTCCTTGTCTGTCTTGATGGTTGCCTCTGCGTCAGCCTTGCGTTTCTTGATTCTCGCAGCCTCCTGCTCGAGTAAGTCGAATTGCTCGCTCTTATGCTGGTTGAAGTTGCCGTTCAACTCCTTACGCATCTTGTCGATGTCCTCCTGTGGGAGTCTCTGCTTGCAGGTCGGGCAAAACTCCAGCTTGTTGTCGAATGAGAAGGTCGTTTGGTCGAGCTCTGTCCATCGTCTTTGGAAGTCATTTGTGTCGATGGCTATCTTGTTGAGTTGCGCCTGGCTGTTCTCTATGTTCGTCTTGGCGTTCTTGATGGCTCTCTGTGTGGAATCGACAGCGTACTGGGCATCGGTGATTCTCTTCTTGTGCTCTCGCTCCAGCGTGGTGTTCTTGTCTTGGTAGCTCTGGGCGATGGATTGCATTTGCTGTTTCAGCTTATTTATCTCCGTGCGCTCCTTGGTTCGCTCGTTGAACTCATCGTCCACGGTCTTGCTGAGGTCAGCCAGCTCCTTGTCGATGTTCTCGATGCCTATCTCGATTTGCTTGATTCGCTCTCGGGTCAAGTCGAAGTTCGGCTTGCTGGCATTGAGTGCCTCCAGCTCTTCCGTGTTCTCGTTGATGCGGCTCGGTATGTCCGCTATCTCTTGCTTGAGCTGGGATATCTTGTATCGGAGCTGCTCTCTGAACTTGGCGATGTCCTCGCCTCCCATCTCATGGAGGAGTTCCGTGAAGTCCTTGTTGTCTCCTGCGATGTCCTCGTCCGTGGTGATGCCGACCATCTTCGTGAGGAGCTTTCGCTGGTTGTCTGCTGGCAATGTCGGGAAGTATGAAGGAATCGTCAGCACCTTGAATAAGTCCTCCTTAATCAAACTATCCACGAAGTTCTTGTAATCCTTCTGCGTCTGCTTGTTGCCGTCGATGAAGTACTTGTTCGTATGTCCTGTCAGCTCCTTCTCTTCTTTGCCCTTCGGCTTCTGCCAGGTCTCGGTTCTGACCTTCTCGATGGTGTGGCTGGTTCCGTCTGCCGTCAGTTCGAGCGTCACGCTGTTATCCAAGTTGTGGATGATGTTTCCGTTCTCGTCCTTCGGGTCGATGCCGAATACCGATGCCCCCTCGCTGTTCTTGTCGAAGAGTACCCACTGCACCGCATCCACGATTGTGGTCTTGCCTGCGTGGTTCGCTCCCATGATCTGGGTGAGCGTGTTGTTGAACTCTATCTTTCTCTCACCGAGAACTCCCTTGAAGTTCTTCATGGTGATGGTGTTGAAAATGATTCTCATGCTGCTACAAGTTTTCCATTAATTTCTTCAAAATGTCCTTTAACTCCTTAGGCAGCTTCTCGTCTTCCTCGATTCGTTTCAAGGCTCGAATCTTTGCAGCTGCCGCCAGGATGAGTGTCTCTGCGAACTCGTCCTGCTGTGCTGCTTTCACCAGGGAGTTGAGAAGCAGTGACTTGTTGGTTGCTACGATTGAAGCTGTAAGGAATGTGTTTTCCTCGTTGCCCTCCGCTGCGATGTAGAGGCGTGCTCGCTTCGGTGCGTCTTGCCCCCCATATCCTCGTCGTTGAACGATTTGCAGGTTTCGTATGCTTTCTGCATCCACTCAGAACCGTCTTCGTTCACTCTCTTTTGAGCCTCTTGCTCACTTGTGTTCTCATTGTTGTTCTTGAACACTTTCTTGCTAAAAAATCCCATAATTCCTAAAATTTGAATGTTAAACTTATG